CCGAACTGGCCGCCGTCACCATCGACCAGGTGACCGTGACGGACGACTGGGTGACCGTCTTCATCCCGCTCTCGAAGACTGACACCAATGCCCAAGGTGAAGACGTCGACATCCCCCGAGGCGTGGCCCCAGACATCGACGCTGGGGCCATCGTGACCTCGTACCTCGATGGACTGGCGGAGCATGGATGCACCAGCGGCCATTTCCTCCGGCGCATCGACAAGTGGGGAAACGTCGGCTCCAGCATGACGGCGGGCTCAGTGAACGACATCGTGAAGAAGCTCGCCAAGGATGCCAAGCTCACCGACGCCGAACGGACAACGGCCCACGGCCTCCGGGCGGGAGCTCCAACCGACGCGGCCGAGCGCGGAGTGCCCGTCCCGTTCATCGCCGAGCACGGGCGCTGGAGCAAGAACTCCACCCAGGTGCTCACCTACGTCCGCCCCGCAGACCGCCGCCGGAACAACCCGCTCCTGCCCCGCGACAATCGCTCTTGAACGCGCGAACGCCCCCGTAGCCGTCTTGGCTGCGGGGGCGTCGCGCTGTCCGGTTCATCCCCAGGCGGTGTCGCTCATAGCCCCTCCAAGTTTGAGTGCGGCCTGCCAGCGGGGTAGTCCCCACGCCCCGAAGGGTCGCTGCGAACGAGGCAGGCCGCCTGGCCACGGTAGGCGCATCCTGCCCTGCCTGTCAGCCCCTCGCGACGAGCGGATATTTCCAGTCACGGATCTATCCCCGTGGCTTGTTCTGGTGCATCGTTGATCACGCGGGATCGTCTAGCCCCCCGGCGAAGCTCCCGCTCGGGCCCCGCCTGCGCTGCCTCGCGGCGGGGCCCGCCGCTCCTCCCGTCCCTCCCCACGGGAGGTCATGCGGCTGCCTGCGGCCGGCCGTGGCAGGCTGACCCCGTGGACGACCGCTATCACCTCTGCCTGACCCTCGACGGCCAGCCCGCGATGCAGGGCTGGTGGCCGCGGGAGTCGACGGCCCGCCGCCAGTTCTCGGCGTGGGTCGGCGAGCGCGGCAGCATGCCCGGCGTCCGCATCGTCCTCGTCGACGAGGAGACAGGCGAGACGTTGACGACCTGGCCCGACGAGTCGTAGGCGTCTGCCATCCTGGACCGGACTAGGAGGGGTCATGGCTGCCGCCAAGCTCACAGCGTCTGACGCCGTCATGCGCGTCGTCGCCGTCGGCCTCGCGCTCACGGGGATCACGATGTTCGTCTGCGGGATCGCGATGTTCTGGGGCCCGCTCCGACAGGTACTGGCCGCGCCGGTCGTCATGGCGCTGGGCGTAGCGGTGTACGTCGGAGGCCGTGCCGGGTGGTGGATCGTCGAGGAGGACAGGCGAACCCGCCCGTGACCTCACCTCGTTGTCAGTGGCCGCCGTTAAGCTGATCCCGTCAAGCATTCAACGACTAGCTAGTCGGGGATGCTGCTGAAGCCCCGCCCCTGGCGTGATGCACCGGGAGCGGGGCTCGCTGCTGTCTAGGCCGCCTCGGCCGCCGGGTGCCGGACGGCCCGCTTGAGCCCCATCTCGACGTCGTACCGCCCGACCCCGGCCTGCTTGGCGAAGGCGGCGACCGCCTCGTGCACGGCCCGCGCCGTGTCCAGGGTCAGTGCTCCGGCCTGAATCTCAGCCCAGGCGGAACGTTCCAGCTCGATCAGATCGTCGGGGAATTCGATGTCAGCCACCGCAGGATCCTACGACGTGGCGCCCTGCTGGCTTGCCTTGAGGATGGCGACGGCCGAGTCGACTCCGCCAACTTCCTGGATCAGCTCGCCGAGGTCAACGGGTACGACGGCGGCTTCGCGGGTGCCCCTGCTGGTGAGGAAGTAGACGCGCCGGAGTAGCTGCACGGCGTTGTGCAGCTTGCTGATGTTGGCGCGGGCTACCGCGATCGGCTGATCCTCAACAGTCGGGTCCATGGAGACGAGATTACCATCGCGGCTTGATGTACATAACGGCGCGATGTACATTGGAAACATGTCAGAGCAAGGAGCACCGATGAACCACCCGCACCACCTGACCGTCACCGAGATCGACGGCGAGCGCACCATCGACTGGACCCACCCCGCCGACTGTCCGGACGGCGAACGCTGCGACATCGCCCGCCGCACCCACCGCATGCACAGCGAGGAGCTGAGCGAACTCGCCGACGGCCGCAAGCCTGGCCGCTACCTCCTCGGCCGCTTCGGCTTCCACGGCCTGGTCCTCGTCGACGAGAACGGCGTCGTCCTCCCCGACGTGGTGGAGGCCCTGAGCCCAGCAGCGCAGGCCGCCCGCGAGATCGCCGTGCAGATGATCCGGGATCTCGCGGAGGGCATCTGCGAGGACACCGAACGCCTCCAGGAACTCGGCGAGATCATCCGGCGCGCGGAAGTCCTCGACCACTGGGAGGGCGCGGCCAACGACGCCATCACCGCAGTCATCGACGAGAACCTCGGCTCCATGCGCGGCTACACCGGCCCCATCGACCGGCTCCTCGGAGACGCGGCGTGAGCGTCAACCTGGAATTGGCCGCCGCAGCCCGGACGCTACGCGACATCGCGCCCGAACTGCGGGGGCCACTGGCCGGTTTGGCGGACCCATTCGCCGAACTGCTTGAAGAGCGTGCCGCCGTCGCTGCTGGCAACCCGCACGCGTTTGGGGTCGTCATCGACCAGGTTGCGCTCACCGCCGCCCGCCGAATCAACAACAACGGAGGGCCCGCAACGGCCAACCCGAACAGTTGCGGACTGTGCGGCATTGATCAACGCGGCCATGGGAGCCAGTGGCGGTGGCCCGTCGGCTGGCACTCATGGACCTCGCCCACCCAGCAGCAGACCAGAGACCGCATGCTCGCCCGTCGAGCCGAAAGGAAGCCATGACTCACGAAGCCCCTGACCCGGAGCCGGAGTACGGCGACGATGAACCCGGATGCCGGGCAGGCCAGTACTCCTCCGTCCCTGACAGCTACAACGGCCGTGCTCTGTGCGGCTGCCTCGACTGCATCGAGTACGTCGCCGACAGGGAAAGCGAGGACCAGGCATGAACAGCCAGCCTGACCTCGAAGCCTTGTACGTCGCACCGTCCGCCGACATCGGGCCTACTAGTCCGCGTGACGAACTGCTTGCCGCCGCCCGGGTCTTGCAGAAGCGCGACGGATGGCTCTCCAGCGAACTGTGCACGTTGCTCGTCGACGTCGCGACCATGCACGGCCCCGACGAGGAGGGATACTGCTTCCGTGACCAAGACCGGTGGCCATGCTCCGACGTCCAAGCGGCGCAGAAGGTCGCCTTCGCCGTCGGCTACCAGATCCCAGGGGGCGCGCCGTGACGAACAAGTGCGAGGACGAGGTGACGTGCACGGACTACGACCCGTGTCCCACCTGCCTGGCTGAAGCCCGAGCCGCCGGACTGTTCCCGGTTGCCGAGCTGGCTGAACAAGCGGCAACCCAAGGATCCTCCGGACCGCCATGCGGCAACAATCCGAACTACCGCCTCAGCCCCGGAGACCGGGAAGCCGTCGACGAGTTCAAGGCGTACCTGCAACGTCGTCGGGCTGGCGGACCACCGGAACGGTAACCAGTAGCAGCCTGCGCACGAACGACGCCCCGCCTGGAGAAAGCAGGCGGGGCGTCGCCGTGCCAGCCTAGCGTCACGCCGCTTTCACGATGTCCTCGCGCAGCCGTTCCGCCGCGACCGCGACCGTCCACTCGGCGACGAGCACCTCGTACCGGTCCCTCGACGGCCCGTACAGCCAGCCGCCCGCGCGCACGACCAGGGCGCGGATCTCCTCGTTCACCACGGCAGCAGGCCGCACGGGGCCCGGGGGCGGGGGAGTGGGAGGCATGGATCAAAGCCTAGCCCTCCGGTCGGACAGTGGTCAGCCCTCGATCGGAGGCGGCTCGCTGATGTAGGTGCCCTTACTGGGCAGCGTCACGGCCAGCCCCCGGTCCCGCAGCTCCTCGACGACCCGTCGCGCGGTCCCGCGGGCGATGCCGTACTGCTCCGCCAGATCCTGCTCGCCGGCCAGGCGGGCGCCGACAGGTAGGCGGCCGGAGCGGATGTCTCGCTCGATCGCGTCGGCGACCTGCACGTACACGTACACCGGCAGGTTCGGATCGACGACAGGTTCTTGATCACCCATGCCTCAATCCTGGGGCGGCCTGATCCCCCATACGCAGGCAGAGAGCCCCGTGGTGCTCCATGCGGCGGTATAGAGCGGTATGGAGCGGTAGCCTGCAATTGCAAGAGCCTCCGAGACCGCGGCCCAGCAGTCCCGGAGGCAGCCGACGAACGGAGCGTCGACATGAAGCAGCCTACGGACCAGCCAGCCACAGACCAGACCCTCGCCAGCCTCATCGACGAGGCGATCGGCGCCCGGCAGATGCTGCCGCGGCGGGAGCGCTGCGAGGAACTCGACCGGGCTTTACGGGATCGCGTCGCCCAGCTGCTGCCCTCGGTTGAGGAGCGGGCCGGCGCGGCCGTGGAGCGGACCCGGGAGTGGTACCGGCTGCGGGCCATCGTCGACGACTCCCGCGAGATCCTGAATGCCGGTCTCGGCCACGGTCTGCTGTCCGCGGCGATACAGGTCGGCCGGCTCGCCGAGCAGTGCCAGGCGCTGGCGGCGGAGGCTTCCTGACTCCCGGGTCAGGTTGCTGTGGAGGTTCTGTGCGCCGCCTATGGGTGTGGGTGTCATGGACTGCCGGGGTATGTGCAGGCCACGGCTTCCACCGAAGGTGAATGCCAGGTTGCGAATGTGTGGGCAGCGTGAAGAGATGTGCTGTGCATGCTCTTCCGTAACCGATTACGGTGCGCTTGAATCTTGTTCAGCTTGTGGCACGAAACAGCGGTTGAGGCAGGTCAGCCGTGGAGGAGGTCGGCGATGCGCACACCTAAGACGCGGGCGATCCGCAGCAGCGTGTTGAGGGACGGGTTAGCGACACCGCTCTCGATCTGCTGGTAGTAGGCCCGGTTGAGCGGAATCGCTAGGAACACCTTCTCCTGGGTGAGGTTGGCGTCCATGCGGGCGTTGCGGATGGACCTGCCGATGCGTTGCCGTTCCTCGCGGAGGGCGTCGTCGTCTGGCGGGTCGGATGTCACTCGACAAACGCTCAACCCAAGACGATCATGAGTCAGCCTGGCGGCAGCAGGCTTTCTGTGATCTTGATCGCCCAGCCCTGCGCTATGGCAGATGACGCAGGGCTACAGGTAGTGTCCCTAAATCGAATACATGTTCGCCCGATCGGGTGAACACCCCCTCCCACCTGCATTCGGTTGAACAGGTCGGGCAGTAGCGAACCACCCCCCACCTCAACATCCGCACCGCCAACGGGAGCCGGCATGGAACGACAGCAGATCCTCGACCTCTACGAATGGGCGCCCGGGAGCTGCTTCCGACATCCCTCCAAAGGCGAGGTGGCGACGGCCCACGTGAAGACCGTGCACCCGCGCTCCAACCACGACGAGGAACTGCGGGCCTGCAAGGAGTGCATCCTCCAGATGGAGCAGGAGCGCTGGGCGGCGGCAAGCAGCGAGGGCGTCGAGTACACGCCGGGCCGGGTCGGTGAACCCCTGCCTTAGCTGCACTCCAGAGGCCTGATCAGCCCCTCATTCGTGGGGAGAATCTGGGGAGTGAGGGCGTCCGGGGAGCGCCCGGGGGGCGTCAGTTCTTAAACTGAAAGGCACCCCCGGGCACTCGCGGGAACTCAAAGGAACTCCAGGTCAGAGGAGTCCCAGAGCCGAAAGCCCAGGCCGCGAGGCGACCGGGCGACAGAACCCGGCGTACAGCCCGACTCGTCTGCCGCTTAACCCACTGACCAGCAACAACCCGTCACTTCTCATGATCCAAAGGGGTCCCGGGGAGAATCTGGGGAGAATCAGCAGCGGGAGAGATCGCGGGGAGTTCCTGGGGGGAAGCACCACCCCCGGCCTGGCCCATCCACGAGCCCAGCGCAGCCAGCGCCCGCTTCCCGGACTTCGGCATGAAGTGCACGTAAGTCCTCAGCGTGAACGCCGGATCCGAGTGACCGAGCCACGCAGCCAGCTGAGTGATTGTCTCACCCGCGGCCAGCACCACGCTAGCGAACGTATGCCGCAGAACGTGGAAGCCGTCTTCCCGCGGCATCCTCCAGCTCACCCGCCGCCACGGCTTCTTGCCCGCGCCCTGGACGTACTCGACCTCTGGTTCAGGGATGACGCCGGCTCGGGCCAGGGCGGGCTTCCACTGCTTGTCGTCGAACGTGACCCGGTTGACCGCCCCGCCGCTCACACCGTTCGTTCTCGGAGTGGTCACAAGGAGACGTACTGTCCGCAAGGGCCGCTTCTCCCACTCAAGGCTGGGGCGGTCCGGGTCGACCCACGGCAGCGTCACCTCGACGGTCGGGAAGACGTTGGCATACTCCTTGACGGCCCGCGCCAACTCCGGCGGACAGGGCGCCGTCCGGAGCTTGTTTCCCTTCGGCGGGGCGAACCCGAGACGGCTGTTGATCCTCACGATCTGCCGCGTCACATTGATCTCGTCCCCGGCGATGTCGTCCGGTGAGAAGCCGAGGCACTCCCCCTGCCGCATGCCCGAGCCGGTAGAGAGGTCCACGAGAATCGCGTAGCGGGCGTCCAACTCGGCCCGGACCGCGGCAGCGGTCTCCTTCGGCCAGGCCTTCGCTTTGGAAGGCGGCGACGCGGGCGGCGACAGGTCTTCGTCCCGGAACGGATTCTCAGGGATCCTCTTCGCCTTGTGGGCCGCCTGCATGATCGACGAGAAGTGGCGCCACGTCGTGCGCACCGTATTGACGTCGATGTCCTGCTCGACCCGGGTCAGCCACGCCTTGATCTCATCCGGGCCGATCCGGTTCAGAGGCAGGGCGCCGGCGTGCGGGAGGATGTGCAGGAAGACGCGGGGCTTCATGGACTGCTTGGTGCCGGGCGGCTTGCGCAGGTTGGGCCACCAGGTCTTCTCGACGTACTCCCGCAGGGTCATGTCGCCGTTGCGGGGGTCGTAGAACTGGCCGCGGCTGGTGTCCGTCTGGGCTTTCGCCAGCCACTCCTCGGCGCTCCCGGGACCTTTCTGGTTCTTGAAGGAGCGGTCTCGCACGCCGGGGATACCGGCGACCCGCCAGCGCTTCCCCTTGCCCCAGCGTTCGGTCCGGCGCCGCTTCCCCGTCGTCGGATCAGGCTTCTTCGTCAGCCAGCGATCCTCGATGTAACCGGCCACGTGTGACCCCCTCGTCGTCGTTCAGGCTGCGTTGGCCTCGGGGGAGTCCATCGTGACGATCTCCCCATGCCACAGCTGGAACCACTGTCCCCCAGCAAGAAGCTCCACGATGGAACGGTTGAGCATTCCGATGAACATGCCCGTCGACGTGAGGGGGTGAACGAGCAGAGCAACGTGCCCCTTGTGCTCACGGATCTCGACCGGGGCTTCCAGCGTGGGCGAGGAGAGTTCGAACGTGACACGCAGAGGGCTACCAGGAGAGGCCGCCGAGACGACCTCACCTTCCCAGATCTGGTACCACTGCGCCGTGGTGACGAAGTCCAGGAGTGTCTCGTTGAGCGAGGGGATGAAGTCGGCTGGCTCCAGGCCGCGGGCGACCCGGATTTCGACGAGCCCTCTGTCCTCTCTCCAGTCGGAGAGGATTCCGGGGGCCAGGTTGGCGATCTTGTACACAACACGCAGCATGACGCGCCCTCCCGTTAGAGCGGTGCGCTCGTGACGCAATGGCCTGAAGCGCACGGTTGTGGAAGGGTACGACCAGTGAGTGTGTGACCACAATCCGTTGAAAGAATGTCTACTTAGGGACTTCGGCGATCAATGCCGGTCTGGTAGCGCGCGGCTGTGCTACCGCTCCTCGCGGCGTGCACGCTCGTCGGCTTCGATCATCGCCCGCCAGCGGCGCAGCTCCGCCTCGGGCATCCCCGCCAAGTGGCCCACGATGATGCGGACTTCATTGCCGTAGCCCGCCAGCTCGGTCGCCTCGTACTCCAGCCACTGCTCGGCCGCCGCTTCCTTGATGGCGCGCAGAGACCGGCCCGTCCCTGCTGCCAGGGCTTTCATCTGGGCTGGGGTGGGCGGATTGGTGGGGGGGTTCTTCACGAGCCTCTGGAGCGACTGCTTGTAGTAGCGCACGCCAGACTCGGAGTCGACGGCGCGGTCCGCCATCTCCTGGTAGGAGAGGCCCGCGTCCTTCGCTTCCTGGATGAGCTTGGACAGCGCACCGATGGTGCCGGGTTCCGTAGCCGTGCCGTGGTCCGGGGCATTGGCCGGAACCGTCATGTCCTCGTCCTCTCGTGGCACTTCAACACCGATTGTCTCTGTGTGTTTGGGGTAGTGCCGGAAAAATAGCAGGTCACGCCGTACAACCATCTTGGATCTGGGACGGATCGTCCATGGATCAATGCTATCTGGCCACAACTTTGGCCGACACTCGGGATCCAGTCGTCATTGAGTCATTGACGAACCATCCTCAATAGTGTTGACTCAAGGGCAGTGAAAGGCACCTCTGCAACGGGGGAGATCCATACATGGTGCGCTATGCCCTGCGGGACCTGGACTACTTCAAGAAGACCATGAAACACCCAGGTCGGGGCGCCCCCTTCGAACCGGAAGAGCTCGCGAAGAAGGTCGGCATCTCCCGGTCGCAGATGTATCGAATCCTGGCCGGTCAGGTATGCGACCTGCCCGTCAATGAAGCGCATGCCGTATCGGAGGCACTCGGTGTCGCCGTGCTGGTTCTTTTCGTGCCCCCAGTGTCACCAACTCAATGACGAATCGTCCCTCAGGTTCACCCCCACAGGAAGGAAGGACATGCCCCGGCTCGCAAAGGTCCCCACGCCGGCCCCGCCCGGCTTCGTCTGGATCCAGGAGCTCTCCCGAATGACGGGACTGAGCGTGAAGACGCTCTACAACTACCGCTACCTCGGCAAGGGTCCGCAGCCCGTCCCCATCGGACGGAAGCTCGCCTACCGCCTGGCCGAAGCCAAGGCCTACGCCGCCGAGCTCCACTCGCCCGAGCCGCTCGACAGCGAGCCGGCCCGCGCCGCCGCTTAGAGCGGCAAAGAGGCCGCCCCGTAACTCGCCAGTCCGGGACGACCTCCGATCCACCCACAGATCCCGTAGAGAACAGGAGTGGACCTTGTCCACATCATCCTCCCAGACCCCCGGCCGCGACGACTACATCGCTGGCCTCCGTCAGTTCGCTGACTTCCTGGAGCAGCACCCGGCCGTACAGGCACCCGACGGCGAGCGACTGCTCCTCCCCCTCCTCACGAACGCCGCCGTGGACGAGTTCGCCGCCACGCACGAGTTGACGGTCACGACGGACCAGGACGGCAACAAGTCCGCGGACCTCGTCTTCGGTCCCGTCGTCTTCCACGCCTACGGCTACGTGGACTTCGTCGACCACCTGAAGCGAGGCCAGGAGAAGCAGGCTCGCACCTGGGCCGACGCGAACGGCATGGTCATCGAGCCCGCGAACGAGGTGGCCGCGTGAACGCCGAGACGTTCAACTCCCGCTTCCCGGTAGGCACTCCGGTCTTCGCCTACCCGGGCGCCCGACCGGAGGACATCCCGAGCGCGCGTCGCCTTGTGACCCGCACCCGCACGGAAGCGCGGACGTCGGCGAGCGGCGACCCGGTCGTCTGGGTCGACGGCGAAGGCGCCTACATCTGCCTCACGCACGTCGACCCCGTATCGATGGACGAGTGGGAGGCCGCGAAGGCGACCGAGGTTGCGGCTGCCGAGCAGGCCCCCAGGGACACGCTCGCCCCGTGGCTGGCTCAGCGGTTCGATCCGCAGGGCGCCCCGTGGGACGGCATGTCCGACGATGACCGCTCCTACTGGGAGCACCAGGCCCGAGCGGTCCGTCGTGCGGTCGCCCGGGATGGCTTCAAGGCCGAAGAGGCGGTGACCTCATGACCGCCGTCAACCGCCGCCTCGCTGCCGCGATCGCCGAGCAGGGCATCCCGCTGACCGCCGACCTGGTGGCTGCAGGGCCGGAGCGCCGGTACCCGATCAGCCCGCGCCCGGCCGAGGACCCGCGGTTCACCCTCGGGCTCGCGCTCGACGTCGCGAAGGTGCTGCACGAGCACGGCTACCCGAATGTCACCAGCGGCCGCGACTTCCTGGAGTTGCAGCAGGCGCTGTTCGGCTTCCTGTACGTCGGCCCGGACGAGGGAGACGCGTCATGACCTTCACCCCGAAGCGCTTCCAGACCGTCGCCCCGCCCATCACCCGCGCGGACGTGCCGCTGTCGACGCTGGCCGCCGACATGAAGCAGCTGGTCGCCCGACAGCGGGCTTGCCGGCTCCTCGCCGACGCGGCCAACCGCAGCAAGTCCCCGTCGGATCGCATCGCCTATGCCCTCGACGCCTGGCTGGTCACCCACCCCGACGCGAAGGTCACCCAGCTCGCCGACTACCCGGCCTGGGCTGCCGAGATGGCCGCCCGCGAAACCGCCAACCGTGCCGTCCGCAAGGAGACGACGTGAAGCCCGTTGAGATCTACCTGAAGGCCGCCGAGGTCATCCGCGTCAACGGCCACTACAAGGGCGCCTACTTCGAGCCGTCGCCCGAGTCGGGAGTCGGCATCACGCCCAACCCGTCCGAGTGCCGGGTGTGCGCCGGTGGCGCCCTGAGTATCGCGATGTTCGGGAATCCGATCCCGCCGAGCGACGGGTCGGACCGCGAGGAGTTCGACGAGATCACAGAGGTGGTCGCGAACAGGATCGACCCCGAAGGCGGCTGGGCCGACTCCCCGGTTACCCGCCTCGCAGGCTGGAACGACACCGACCTGGTCACCGCCGCCGACGTGATCAACGTGTTCGAGCAGGCTGCGAAGGCGGTGGCCTGACATGGCGACCGTGATCGAGTCCCGCCCGCTGGCGGACCTGGAGTTGGAGTCGCTGGCTGCGGTCGAGCTGGAGTGGGCTCGGCGCGCGAAGGGCGCCAAGCCGTGGACGACGACCGAATACCTCGACCGTATCGACGCCGTCCACGCCCGCTACCGCAACTTCCGCCGCTGGCAGGAAAGGCGGGCCGCCTGATGGTCGCCGTCATCGACCTCCGCGCCCTCCCCGACAAGGGCCTCGTCGTCCCCGGTATCGCGGCCTGGCTCGGCTACCCGCCCGTCGAGGACGCCGAGCCGGAGGAGAGCTACGAGGCCCTGTGCGCCCGACTCAGCCGGGAGCCGGCCCCGTGACCGCCCCGCTGCCGTCGCGCATGTCGCCGATGGCTGGCTTCGCCAACGCCCTCTACCTGCTCTTCATCCGCCGCGCCGCTCCCGTCGTCGCCGAACTCGAAGTCCGCCTCGCACTCGCCACCGCCAAGAACGAGCACCTGAAAGGAGACCGGCCGTGAGCATCGCCAACCTGATCCCCGCCCTGAAGGGCAGCGGCAGCCGCCGCGCCGTCGACGAGGTGGAACGCCTTCGCGAGGAGAGCCGCAAGCTCCTCGACCGGCAGCTCGCCGCCGACGACTTCTTCGCCCTCCTCATGCACGACGTCGTCACCACCAATGCCGCGCTGGAGCAGGAGCAGCGCCTCCGCGGGGAAGCCAAAGAGGCCGCCGCTCAGATGCGGATGGAACGCGACGACTGGATCGAGGAAGCCGAGCGCCTCGCCGCCGAACTGGCCCCGTACAAGGCGGCCGAGGCCAACGCCAACCGGGTCGACGTCCCGCCGATGCACAGGGACACCGAGCACCCGGCCGACCAGGCGACCACGCCGATCGACGTCCGCCCCCTGTGGGTGGCACTCGGCATCGGACCGACCGTCGCAGCCACCCCCTGATCGTCCGGCCGGGCGGTGGACCGTCCCGCCCGGCCGGCGCCCAACGCAGAAACCCCGCCCGGGGTTAGCGGGCGGGATTCACCAACCAGCATCCCACGGAAGGGAAACCCAATGTCCGTCGACACCATCGCCTACACGATGCGCGGCCGGAAAGGCCAGTCCTACGAGGTCACCGGCGCAGTGCAGGTAGCGCCCGGCCTGGTCGTGTTCCGCGTCCCCGGCGACCTCGACCTGAACAACCCGGCCCGCTGGAACATCGGCCACCACTCCGGCCTCGTCGTCGCCGAAGCGATGACCCGCGAGTTCGCGATGGCCGGAGCCGCGGCGATCGCCCCGCTCTACGACTGGACCCGCGACGTTGACGACCTCAACGGGGAGATCGACCACAGCCGGGTGCTGTCGGCCCTCGGCAGCAAGCACTGCGGCCCGGTCCACAGCCACGACTACCTGCGCGGCGACGTCTCCCACAACGGCACGTACACCGACGCGGACATCGAGAAGGCTGCCGCCGAATCGGACGGCATGAGCGCCTACGACATCTTGCTCGGCATGGTGCACACCGTCCCGTGGATGGGCCTCGACACGAACGACTTCAACGAGGCCCACGACCGGATCGTCGCTCTCGCCGACGCCGCCTGACCAACCCCGAGACGCGGCGTAGAGCGCTTCCCCCAGCCGCTCCGCCGCAGCCGAGGCCTCGCCGCCCCACCAACCCCCCGGTCACGGGCGGTGAGGCCCGGCACCCCACACCTTGAAACGAGGATTCATGAGCACCAACGGCCCCAAGAGCGGCCCTCGGCCTCTCGCCTTCATCGACACCGAGACCACCGGCCTGGACTCGCGAAAGCACGACGTGTGGGAGATCGCCGTCATCCTGCGCCGCCCCGGCTACGCAGATCACGAGCACCTCTTCCAGATCCGCACGAGCCTCGTCGGCGCCGACCCGAAGGCGCTGGAGATCAACCAGTACGAGCAGCGATTCGTTGTCCCTGACGGCGAGTTCGCTGTCGAGATCTCCACCGCCACACCGGCAAAGGTCACGCCCCTTACCGAGGCGGACCTTATGCACGACCTGATGACCATCCTCGATGGCGCCATGCTCGTCGGATCTAACCCCGCCTTCGACGACCGGTTCCTGTCGAAGATCTTCCATGAGGCGGGCGTCACTCCTCGCTGGCACTACCGCACCATCGACATCGCCACCCTCGCCGTCGGCCACCTCTACGGGCAGGCCTACACGCTCACCAAGCAGAACTGCGACGACGAGTTCTACGCCCGTGCCGACCGTCTCCTTGCAGACGGCTGGAAGTCCTACGAGTTGTCCCGCCTCATGGGCATCGAGCCCCCGGCCAAGGACGTCGCCCACACCGCCCTCGGTGACGCCCGCTGGGCACGCGACGTATACGACGCGATCACCAAGGCTGACGCCTTCTACACCGCTTCCGACGAGCAACTTGTCGGCATGGTCCGCGAGGCCAGCCACAACAGCTTCGGTGGCCAGCAGTGACTGCCGCGGTGGAGGTCGAGGCGCCGGCCGAGGTCGAGCCTGGCGTGTACGACGACGTCGCCGCCGAGGTCTACCACGCCGACCCCGTCCCCGGCGGCAGCCTCTCCTCGACCGGCGCCCGCAAGCTCGCCACGGAATGCCCGGCCGCCTTCAAGCACTGGCTCGACAACCCCGAGCCCGCCAAGAAGGAGTTCGACTTCGGCACGGCCGCCCACAAGGTCGTGCTCGGCGACGGGCCCGAACTCGTCCTCGTCGAGCGGGACATCTGGAACACCAACGAGGTCAAGGAGGAGATCAAGAAGATCCGTGCCGCAGGGAACATCCCGCTCAAGAAGCGTGACCTCGACAAGGTCCACGCCATGGCGGACGTACTCCGTGCTCACCCCGAAGCCGCGGAACTTCTGGAGCCGGGCAGCGGCGTCGCCGAACGCACGATCATCTGGAACGACCGCGGAGTCTGGCGCCGCATCCGCATCGACTGGGCCCGCCACGACGGCACCCTCGTCGACTACAAGTCCTGCCGCTCCGCCAACCCTTCGAAGCTGGCCAACCACCTCTTCGAATACGGCTATCACCAGCAGCAGGAGTACTACCGCGACGGCGCCCTGGAGTTCGAGCTGACCGAGCTGGTCTGCCCGTTCAAGTTCATCTTCCAGGAGAAGGAACCGCCGTACCTGGTCTCGGTGATCGAGCTCGACGCCGCCGCCACAGCCATCGGCCGACACCTCAACGAGGTCGCGCTGAACACCTACGCCCTCTGCCGCGAAGCCGGCGAATGGCACGGCTACCTCCAGACCCCGCTCATCTCGCCCCCTGCCTGGCTTGAGCGCCAGTACCGCTAGGAGAGATCTCTATGTCCCAGCTCGGCAAGCCCGTCCAGACCAGCCGCCAACGGTCACAGCCCGACGAGTACGACGACGGCCCGGTCGTCTTCCGGCCGGCCAGCAAGGACGGGCACAAGGCCCGCCTTTCCCTCCAGGGCCCCTCCGGATGCGGCAAGACCTGGACCGGGCTGTCCATCGCGGGCGGCCTCGCAGAGGGGGAGCGGTTCGCCGTCATCGACACCGAACGCAACGCCGCCACGCTCTACGTCAACGACCTCCCGGTTGAGTTCGACCACTTTCCGATGCGCCGCTACAACCCGCGCGGTCTCATCAAGGCCCTCGCGGCGGCAGCTCAGGCCGGCTACCCGGTCGTCATGATCGACTCCCTGACCCACTTCTGGAAGGGCGCCGAAGGCACCCTGGACCAGGTCTCGCAGGTCGCCGACAGCAAGTACAGCGGCAACAAGTTCGCCGCCTGGAAGGACGGCGGCGAGATCCAGGACGACATGATCGACGCCCTCATGTCGTACCCCGGACACGTCGTGACGACGATGCGGGCGTCGGAAAAGTGGGTCCTCGAAAAGGGCAACAAGACCCCCGTCAGCAAGGGCCTGCTCGCCGAGCAGCGCAAGGGCATCGAGTTCGAGTTCGGCGTGGCCGCAGAGATGGACGAAGCCAACCGGCTCCGCTTCATCAAGTCCCGCTGCCCCTCTTTCCGCGGCCTGGTCCTCAACCAGCCCGACGGGGCCCGCGACATCGCCAAGCCCTACCTGGACTGGCTGCGCGACGGCGGCAAGGAGATCGACGCCGCCGTCTGGATCGACGCCGCTGGCAGCGACGAGGCGACGCCGGACAGCCTGCTCGCCCTCTACCGCGAGGTCGAAGCGTCCAGCGCGCTCGCGACGCCGCTGATGCACCCGCAGACCGGCCAGCCCACCAGCCTCGGCGCCTACATCAAGGAGCGCGGTCTCGCACTGAAGGCCGCCCAGAAGTAGCCCGCACACCGGAGGCCGGCCCGCGGGAATCGGGCCGGCCCCACCTCCAGAACACCACAGCCTCAAGGAGCCCGCCATGGCCCGCAATCTGACACCCGCCGAACGTCTCGCCTCCGCCGACAAGGATCTCCTGCTGGAGGAGATCGCCGACCAGTCCTCGTGGGACCAGTTCATCGTCGAGCGCGCCGTCTTCCACTACGGCCAGCGCCACGACGAATGGAGTTGCAACGACCTCCGTGACGTACTGCCCGAGCTCGGCCACGGGTTCCTCGGCGCCGCGATCAACTCGCTGCGCACCGGCGGGGTCATCGAGCACACCGACCGCATGGTGCCGTCCACACAGCCGAGCACGCACGCCCACCGGATCGCAGTCTGGCGGCTGACGGCCAAGGGACGAGGCATCGCAGCCGCCCGCCGGGCCGCCGCCCAGACCGCCAGCGACCAGCGGAGCGCGGCATGAAGCGCCTCACCTTCACCCAGGCGTACCTGGCCCTGATCGCCGCGGGTGCCGTCGTCGGCGCCCTGACCGCAGCCTTGACCGTCGTCGTCGAGCAGCTGACCGGGAGGCGGACGTGAGCCCCGACCCGAGCCTGCCGCCGGTCGTCGACTGGTTCGTCAACCTCGTCGCCACCTACGGAGTCCTCCCCGTGATCTTCGTCGGGAGCGGGCTGATCCTCACCGTCTGGACTGGCCTCGGCACCCTCCTCGACCAGGCCGAACGCCGACGCGAAGAACGCCGCATCCCCCACGCCATCCACCAACTCGAACTCTTCGCCAACGACCCCGACAACCAGCGGAAGGAGAAGCCGTGACCAGGTCCGCCATTCCCGCCGAAGCCTTCGAGCACGGCGACCCGCGCCGCTACCGCCGCGGATGCAAGTGCCGCGCCTGCACGGACGGAATCAGCACCGAAGTCCGTCGGGGCCGCTTCCTGCGCGCAACCGGACGCGGACGATCAACCACGCCCGAGCGCGCCGCACGTCACGTCACCCACCTTCGCAACGCCGGCATGCCCGACAGGGAGATCATGACCGACGCGCTCATCGGCCAAGACGTGCTGTACCGGATCGTTCGACAGGAAGGAACCATCCACCGCAGCACCGAGATCCGCGTCCTCGCCGTCAGGCCGCGCGCCACCGAACTCGCAGGCTCCGGCCACCGCATTCCAGGCATCGGAACCGTCCGACGCCTACGCGCACTGGCCGCCGACGGATGGACCGCCGCCGAGCTCGGCCAACGCTGCGGCAAGCACAAGCAGTTCATCGTCCACCTGCAGAACCAGACCGGCGAGATCACTGTCCGCCGCTGGGTCGCCACCTACGTCAACAAGCTCTACACGGAGCTCGCTCACCTCAAGCCGGAGGACAACGGCGTAGCCGCCCACTTCGCGCAGAGGACACGCGACCGGGCCGCCGCAAAGGGCTGGATGGGCACCGCCTGGTGGGACGACGAGAGCCTCGACGACCCGGACTTCGACCCGGCCGCCGCCCTCGCGGAACCCAGCTTCCTTGACCGGGCGGCCCTCCGCCGCGAGGAGATCATCCACCTGGCCTGGCACGGCGAGACCCCCGACCAGATCGTCGCTCGACTGGGCGGCGAAATGTCGATCTCCACCGTCCGGCAGATCGTCCAGGACTGGCGCACCGGCCAGAAGCGCGACCGGAAGCAGGTGGCGGCATGATCCGCCGCCCGCATCTGACGGTTCACGGTTTCGCCGGCATCGGCTGGTCCGAGGCGGGCCTGTCCGACGAGGTCGGTCTGGAGCTGGACGCCGCGGCGTGCCTGACCCGCATCAACGCCGGGCACAGCACGATCCGCTGCGACGTCACCCGGTACCCGACGGCGCCGTTCAAGGGCTACGACGTCGACAAGATCGACTCCCCGCCGTGCCCCGGCTTCGGCAAGTCCGGCAAGAAGCTCGGACTCCAGGATCTGCCCCGCGTCCACCAGGCCATCGAAGACCTCTCCCGCGGCAAGGACACCCGGACGGCGATCGGCGCCAACTGCTTGGACTGGCGGTCGGTCCTCACCGCCGAACCCATGCGCTGGCACTACGACCTCCAGCCCCACCGCATCGCCATGGAACAAGTCCCCAGCGTCCTGCCCGTCTGGGAGCAGTACGCCGACATCCTCCGCCGGTGGGGCTACAGCACCGCCACCGGAGTCCTCGACGCCGCCGACTACGGGCTCGGCCAGACCCGCAAGCGGGCCGTCCTCATCGCCAGCCGCGTCGACGACGTCGCCCTCCCGGCACCCACCCACGGCGGCCTCGGCCAGCCCGCACAGACCGCCATGGCCGACGTCATCAGCTGGGGCTACACCCAGCGGCCCGCACCGTCCGTCACCGGCGGCGGCACCTACACCGGAGGCGCCGAACCCTTCGGCAACGGCACCCGGCAGGCGATGGCCAAGACCATCGGCACCGTCGACGAACGCGGCCGACAGCTGTGGACGGACCGGGGCGTGCCGCTGCGTGAGCCCACCCCGAAGGAAGCCGCCGAGGGCAAGACGCCCCGGCCCAACCTCCGCCCCACCGTCGCCGAGTGCGCGAAGCTCCAGGGTTTCCAGCCCGGCCTCGTCTTCTACGGCACCGCCGGCCAGCAGCACCTCATCGTCGGCAACGCCGTGCCGGTGCCGCTCGCCGCAGTGGTGCTCGAAGCCGCCGGGATCATCCGGCAGTCGGCGCGACTGGCGGTGGCGGCATGACCTACAGCTACCGCGACGCCGAAGGCGACCGCCTCCAGATCGAGGCCATTCGCAAAGACGGGGAGGCGTTCCTCAGCGTCGACGCCTTTGAACGAAACGGCGCCTGGACCACCGTCCACATCGCTGTCGAGGACGTCGAGGAACTCATCGCCGGCATCCGCGAGCAAGCGCGTCAGGCCAGCAGCTAGCCCACGCATGACGAAGCCCCGCCGAGGCGGGGCCGGAGGAGGAGGGGACGTGACGTCAGTCGTCGACAGCCAGAGCCGCGGAGTGCAGCGCATCGCGGATGGTGCGGGACTTGGCCTTGTCGTGCGGCTTGGCGTCGTCTCCCCGGTCCTCGGTCGCCCGGTGGAGCTCGTCGATGATCGCGCGGTCGCGGATGGCCTGCTCGTAGAAGGCCGGCGTCACGACGTAGACGCGTCGCTCGCCGCGGTCGGTGAAGGCAGCAGACCGGCCGTCTTCGCGAACGGCGCGGATCAGCCTCGTCAGCGCCGCGCGGGCGCCGGTCATGGAGACCTCAGCGGTTCCGTCGTCAGCGATCCGAATGTCCTGGTCAGCAGCCATGAACAGAGTGTAAGTCATTTCCAATCCTTCCATTCTTTCCAATCTTTAAAGTAGTATGGCAGTGGAGGACCGGCCCTGCCAACAAGCCAGCCCTGCAGAGCAGTTGCGACCGAGAGAAGACACCGTGGGAATCCGCCTGTTCGTCGAGGTTCTGGACTACGCGCCAGACACGCTGACCTGGCGCGAGCGGCACGCCCTGAGCGTCCTGGCCGAGAACGCCAACGACGCCACCAGGGAGTGCTGGCCCGGCATCGAAGACGATCCGGTCATCGCCCACCGCATGCGCCTGCCCGGTCGGTCGAGCCGGTACGAAGTCATGAAGGCACTGCGCGAGAAGAAGGCCCTCGAAGGTGTCAGCGCGGGACGCCGAGGCCACCGCGCGGTCTACCGAATCCCCGTCCTCGGCCCCGCAAAGGGTCCGGGAATCCCGGACGCTAACGGCGAGACAGGGTCCGGGAACCCCGGACATGGCGTCCAGGAAGCCCGGACCCAAACGAACGGACAGCGTCCGGGAACTCCGGACCCTAACCCCGAGAAAGGGTCCGGGAACGACAGCGATTGGGTCCGGGAACCACATGGAAAGGGTCCGGGTTTCCCGGACCCCTCCCCCTCAGACTCCTCAGACCCCTCAGCTAGCAAGCAAGAGGGCGAGGCGGATCAGACCTTCGGCATCCCCGAAGCAGCACGCCCCCTCGTGGACGGCCTCACCGCAGCAGGCGTCATCGTCCGCTGGCCGTTCAAGGACAACGCCTGGTTCCCGGTCCTGGCCATGATCAGCAAGAGCGGCGTCCCCGCCATGGTCGACCACGCCATGAAGGCCGCCGCACGGACGGACGTTGAGTCCGCGAACTATTTCCTCAAGGGCTGGCGCGAACTTCCGCCCATGCCCGGCCCCGACGTCGAGCGCCCCAAGCTCCGCCCGGTCGGCGGCAAGAAGCACACGCCGTACCAGCCACCCACAGATCACTCCGTCTACGAGAGCGGGTTCCACAGTCATGCCCGACCCCAAGCCTCTGGCGAGTGAGGCCGTCATGCAGCGCATGCAGCAGATGCTCGAAGCGCGCGGCCTCGGCCACGTCACCGCCGGCCCCATCGACGACCAGCCCACCCCCGACGAACCCGGCCACCCCGAATACCACCGCCGCCAGCGCATCGGTATCGCCGTCAACCGCTGGAAGACAGCCACCCCCTACCGCTATCAGGACGCCACGGCCTCCCACCCCCAGGTGATCGCCTGGGCGGACCGGGCCGTCGAAGACCCGCGCACCGCCGGGATCCTCTTCCTCACCGGCCCGTTCGGAACCGGGAAGACGCACGAGGCCTACGGCGCACTCCGCCGCATCGCCGAAGCCGGACCCGACCGCTTCGAACTTGTCGCCCTCACCGCCCCCGACATGTACGCCCTGATGCGCCCCGGCGGCAGCGAGAAGGGGCCCGAGTACGAAGTCAAGCGGCTCATGCGGATCCCGCTACTCCTCGTCGACGACCTCGGCACCGAGAAGATCAGTGAGTTCACCGAGGAAGCCACCTACCGGCTCCTCAACGAGCGCTACAACGAATGCCGCCCGCTGATCATCACCAGCAACCTGCCCGTCGACTCGCGGGACAGGGACGGCGTGAAGCACGGCACCGACCTCCACGACCAGCTCGGCGCCCGCATCACCTCCCGGCTCGCCCAGACGACCACCGTCGTCGCCATCGGCGGCAACGACCGCCGGCTCGGGGCCGCCTGATGGACGCCAACGACCCCCGCATGGCAAGCGTCGACTGCGCCATCGCCCGCGTCGGATACGCCCACGGCCAAACCGGCATCGAGATCGCCGAACAGTGGATCGTCTCCCACGTCGACGCGATCATCGCCGTCCGCGAAGGCCGAGCCGAGAACCCGATGGCGTTCCCCGGCTACGGCGACGGCACCTCCCAGGAGACCGCCCGCCGAATCGTGGCCCGCCTTCTTGACGCCGGCTGGCGCCCGCCGGACAGCGAGTGTCTCGACCTTCCGGACACCCCGGAGGCCGCGTCATGAGTGATCACCCGATCCCCGACGACGGCATCCAGATCGATGACGTGAAGGCGGTCCGGCGAGAGGGCCGTGACGAGTTGCGGTCGCTGATGCGGGCGCAGATCGCGATCGGCAAGGCCAGGCGCGAGCCGGCCGCCAAGCCGGCCCCGTCAAAGCCGCCCGGTCACCGCCCCGGCGCCTGGCCGGTGGGGACCAGCCCGCCGGGACCGCCGCCGGAGTGGCGGATACCGAAGCCGATCTGGGACGCGGCCGTCCGCCACTACAGCAACGAAGAACACCGACCCGACGAACCCTGCGACTGCGGCAACTGCCCACCCGAGGGGGCCCGATGACGTACCGCCCGTCGGACTACGGCACGGACCGGGCCGCCCGAATGATCGCCCTCGTCCGTAAGCAGCTCACTCCCGCAGAGATCAGCGACCTGATCGGCACCCGGCATGAGCCGTGGGAGCACGACTGGTACGCGGCCTACGCCCACAACAACCCGCGGCTGATCTCCGGCTCGCTTCTGCGTGACGCCATCGAGGCCTACATCGACCCCGGCCCCGATCCGCGCGGCAAGTCCGCCTGTACCGAAGACCTCACCAAGGAGACCCGATGACGATTCACGCCGGTGCCCCGATGCCCGCCGAGCTCCGCCACTGGATGCGCGCCAAGCAGGACCCCGCCCGCGCCGTCCCGTGCAGCCACTGCGGGGCCGCCGCCCACAAGCCCTGCCGCCTCCGCACCACCGGCCGCGTGCTGACCGAGCCGCACCCGCAGCGCCGCTCCGACTGGGCGAAGACCACCGCCTGCTGCCCCGACTGCCAGGTCACCCCCGAAGTCTCCTGCCACGACGAAGGCCGCGCCCGCAACACCGTCCACGCCCGCCGCTACCAGGAAGCCGAGGCAACCGCCGCATGAACGCCACCCCGATCGAAGCCCGCTGCGACCACTGCAAGCAGCCCCGCCCGCTGTTCCTGTTCGAGCCGGACCATGGCCACCTCGGCGCCGGAATGTTCACCTGCCGCTGGTGCACGCGCGACAAGCAGCCGCTGCTCTGCGTCCGCTGCTGGGGCGCCGAGAAGGAGCTCGAAGAGAACGACTCGGCGATCAACGAGGACGCCGCGACGATGGAGAAGATCTGCGCGACCAACGCCCGCATCGCGGAGCGCGAGGACGCCGAACGCGCACGGCTCCAGCAGGAGTGCGACGGCATCGCGGCTGCCACCGATCGCACGGAGGTCACGCCGTGAAGGTCCGCGCCGACGTCGCCGCCCTGATCCGCCGGGGCCACACCGACTCGTACATCGCCAGCCAGGTCGGCTGTCACCGCACCACCGTTGCCCGAGCTCGCCGCGCCATGCGGATCCCGCCCGCGCAGATCCTCGGCCACGTGTACGCGGAAGCCGCCCCCACCGGCCGCGTCAAGGACTACCGGCCGGCGCACGGCCTCATGCCGCTGGCCCCCGCGCGACAGGCCGCCAACCGGGCCCGGCTGCTCGCCGCGCTCAAGAACGCCGCTTGACCTCGCCCGTTGACCCGCGCCCGACCCCCGCCGCCTGACCCCCGTCCCGCCACACCCCCGCCACCCACCCACCCCGACACACCGAAAGACGCAGGTCACACCATGACTGCCACCGCCCCAGCCCCCATCACCGAGGACGAACTCCGCACCTGGCTCACCCAGAAGGTCGGCCCGATCATCAGCGACGACGACCAGGCCGCCCGCCTCCTGATCGCCACATTCGATCTTGCGGCGAGGGAGGGCGCCAGCCTCAACAACCCGCACCACATCGCGAACTGCATCGCCTCCACGCCTGCTGGAGCCGACAACCCGCCCTGGTCGCCCGTCGACACCGTTCGGGCCGCGGCCGTGCTGCACGACGCGTACTGGATCACCCGCAAGCCCGCCGACCTGGACCGCCTGTTCGTCGACCTGCCCATGCCTGTCGTCGTCAGCCGCCACCAGTGCCCGTTCTGCCGCCGTTTCACCCGAGCCGACGCCGCACAGGTCCGCGACCACATGACCCGCTGCTGGCAGAACCCGGTCCTGCGCTGCTGCAAGACATGCGTCCACCACCAGGACGGCAGCGGCTTCGAGGACGTCGAGTCGTGCACCAACCCGGACGGGCCCGACGAGGACTACCGGTTCCCCGTCCTGCACTGCCCGCTGTACGCCGCGCCCTGACTGTCTGCCGCGGCTACCCGGACACGGGACACCCGACAGACCCCGCCCACACCACCACGCAGGACGGGCCGGCCTCGGTGAAGGAGGCCGGCCCGCACCTCGAACCCTACCGACACCCCGACTTGGAGTCCGCATGACCGACACCACCAACCCGCCCGCCGACGAGCTGCTGCGCCGTGCCGAGGCGTACCTGTCCGCCCTGCACGGCAGCGTCGCCCGACACGACAACCTCGCCGCGAACTACGGCTGCGCGGGCTGCGAGTTGCGGGACCAGATCCGTGCCGCCGCCTCGGCCCCGGAGCCTGAGACCACCGGCCCCACCGCGGCGTTGAGCGAGGCCGAGCAGACGATGCTGGCCTACGCCCTCGACCAAGCGCAGGAACGGATCTGGTCGGAGGGCGGGTTCACGGAGGAGGACCAGGCCGCGGTCGACTCGCTGCGCCACCGCGCTGTGCTGCCCGCCGACCGGGCCGCGATTGAGCGCGTCCGTTCCGTGCTGGAGTCGGAGGCCGTCGTAGGCCGGAGCGCTCTCGACTACCGGGGGCTGATCACCTCGGCCCTCATGGCCGACGCCGTGCCCGTGTCCGGCCCGGGTGGTGCGGCCGACGAGACACAGGCCGAGCCCGAGTCCGGCTGTGCGCACTGCGGCGGCCCGCACGCCTGGGACGACTGCGAGACGTACACCGCGCTCGTAGCCAGCGAGCGGCAGCCTGAGACGCAGGGCGCGTTGAAGCGCGCGCACGTCGCCCTCGCCGCACAGGCAGGCCGCCAGCAGGCCGCGCTCGCCCGCATCGGGCAGATGACCGACCACTGGGAGCAGCACCTGCCCGAGGTGATCCGGACCCCTGCCGTCGTGTCCGCGATCCGCGCTGCACTGGGGCCCGCCGTCGTGTCCCAGCCCGAGCCTGCCCCGCCCGTCGAGCACTGCATCCACGACCGGGCCGTCCACCGCACCCACCACACGACGCCCGTCACCGGATGCCCCTGGTGCACCACAGCGGCCGGCAAGGAGGCCTGACCCATGGCCGCCGACGCCTACCTGATCATCCTCTGCGACCACCCCGACTGCCCGACCCCTGAAGGCCACTACCCGGTGCGGTTCGAGCCCCACACCCACCGCGAACTCCGCCGGCTCCTCAAGCGGGACCGCGGCTGGCGACGTACCCGCGACGGCCGCGACCTCTGCCCGCAGCACGCGGCCGGGGCCCCGTCGTGACCGGCCCCCTGTTCGGTGAGGCGCTCACCGCCTTGTTCGTCACCTGCCGCGCCCTCGCCTACTGGATCGCGGCGGGTGCGTTCGCCGCGACGGTGGTGTGCGTCGTCGGGGTGGCGGGCGCGGCGTGGGCGTGGCGACGGGCGAGAAGGGGCCTGTGCGCCCGTCTGCGGCCCGAAGTCCCGGCGGAGGCCCCTCGCTTGCTCCCGGCCCCGGAGAGGCCCGCAGGCGCCCGCTCCGCCAACCCGAGCCCGCACAACGCCGCCTGAGGCGACGGCAGGGGCTCGGACCACCCGAGCCCCACCCGCGCCATCCCGACCCCGCACACGCCCACACAGACCCCAAGGAGCAGCCGTGACCGCCCGCCCCTACCGAATCCTCGTCACCGGAAGCCGCGACTGGCAGGGCATCGGCGTCGTCCGCCGCGCCCTCGCCGAAGTTCTCGCCATCCTCCCGAACGATCAGCCCCTGGTCGTCGTCCACGGGGACTGCCCGACCGGCGCCGACATCATGGCCAAGGCGTGGGCGCTCACGACCTTCACCCCGGTCTGCACGGACGACTTCGAGCGCGTCACCGAGGAACCGCATCCCGCCGCCTGGCACGTCCACGGCAACAAGGCCGGTCCGATCCGCAACAAGGCCATGGTCGACAAGGGCGCCGACGTCTGCCTCGCCTTCATCCGCGGCGGCAGCCGAGGCGCCTCCCACACCGCAGCCCTCGCCGAGCAGGCCGGGATCCCGACACGGCGGTGGACCGCATGACCGCCCCGCAGACCCCGGTGTACCTGGACCGGGACATCGCCGAGATCCTCGCCCGCTGCTACCCCGGCGAACGCAAACGCGCCGTCATCGCACGGGCCGTCCGGCTACTCGCCGCAGCCGACGGGCACCTCCGGCCCGACGGGAAACCGAAACTGCCCGGACGGCCGGCGGGGAGGCGGATGTGACCGGCCGGGACCTCAGCGAGAGGGAGGCCGAAGTGCTGCGCCGGGCCGCGAACGGCGAGACGTACCGGCAGATAGCCAGCGACTGGGGCGTCGAAGAGATCACCGTCCGCACGACCGGCGCCCGCGTCCTGCGGAAGCTCGGCGCCAACAACATCGCCCACGCCGTCCACCTCGCCCACCTCGACGGCCTGCTGCGTCGTGAACGCCACGGCGACCACGCCGGCTACGCCGCCCACATCTACCGAGGCGAGAAAGCCTGCGACGCATGCAAGGCGGGCGAGCGCGACTACCGCAACGACCTGCGCCAGCAACGAGGGAAAGCCGCATGACCGGCCAGACCAAGTACGACCGCCCCTAGCCCAGCCCGCACGCCGCAAGGAGCCACCGCCGTGACCGACGCCCACGTCTGCGCCAGCTGCCACGCCAACCTCTGGGACACCGAACTCGCCGCCGGCCGCCACGCCTGCTACCGCTGCGAGGACCAGGCCGCCGAACAACTCCACGCCATCCGCGGCATCTTCAAGCGCCTCGACAGCCTCGACGCCCTCACCAAGGTCACCGCAGGCAGCGACGGCCCCCGCGGCGCCAGCCGGGAAGCGCCCGCCCCGCTGCGCATCGCGATCCTCAACCAGACCGGACCCGGCGGCGTCGTCACCCAACTCCAGTCCGGCATCGAAGACTCCTGGCGTAAGGCTCTCGGCTGGACCGTCGCCCCCACCCGCCGCCACAGCGACATCGACGGCATCACCGTCTTCCTGATCAACAACTTGCCGTGGGCCTGCGAGCGCTACGACGAAATCGCCGACGACCTCAAGACCATCGCCACCATCCACAGCACCCTCAACGGACTGGAGACAGGCGAACGACGGCCCCGCAGCTTCGCCGCCTACTGCGAGACCCCCGACTGCGAAGGCCAACTTCGGATCACCCTCTGGACCAGCCGGGCCACCTGCCCCATCTGCGGAACCCGCTACGAGAAGGCCGACATCGGCGGACTGCGAACCGAACTCGACCCCGACCCCGTCCAGCAGCCCGCAGCATGACGAACGCCCCCGTAGCCAACCCGGCCGCGGGGGCGTTCTGCTGCGCCTAGAAACGGCCCGTGCAGGCGAGGCAGATCCGAGCCACGCTCCAGTCCGCGAGCGACGCCTGATACCGCTGAACCCCGGCATGCATTGCCGCACCCGAGACCAGACCGGCCACCGCCACCAGCAACCCGAGCAGGACCGCGCCCGACACCACGAATGCGATCCCCGCCCCGACCGCCAGCAATGCCATCCACGCCTTCACCTCAGGCTCTGACGGCGGCGCGTACTTCACCCGCAACGGCGACTCCGCCGGCAACGACTGCCAGTAGTGCGACAGCCTCTCGACGTTCGTCGACGAACACGCCTTGCACTCCATGCCAACCTCCGACGCCCACGCCACAGTTGACGGCAGGTTGGCCAGCGCAGAAGACGGCGGCAAGAGCTACTGACGGGTCCGTGAGCGGAGCCACAACCCAAACGGCGCGAGGGCCCCACCCGACACAGGCGGAGCCCTCGCGTAGCAGTGCGACTACAGCGCGCTGAGCTCGTACATCCCCGGCAGCCGGCCCAGTGGCACCCGCCTACTGGGCGGGCTGGCCGCTCCCCGGGCACATCTCCCGACTGCCCTGCGGCTGATGCGGCGCCGTCGGATCACCCGGCTCCGCACCCCCATACGCCCCGCACACCGGGCAGCAGGCCGAGCACTCGACAGGATCGACGCGCATGAGCAGCTCCCTCAAACGACGGAACAGTGCATCGTGCGCAACCCACAGTGAGGCAGCCGGCCAGCCGCGGGAAGGGCTCAGACCAGGCGCACGAAGGCGCGCTCGCCGTTATGGAAGAACGCTGTCAGGCCGTGGCTAGCCTTGTCCCCGGCGGCCGACCACACCTCGATGCGCTCCGTATCCACAGGCTCCGCCGCACCGATCAACCCAGCCAGCCAAGCATCAGCCGGACCATCCACCGGCGCCGCCGAAAACGCGGGCGGACCGGCCTGAACCGCAGCCGTCGGCGAGTCATGCTTCGCACCATCCGCCAACTGCCCGATCACCTGCCAACGCAGCTCCCGGCCACCCACAGAAACAGCCAGAGCACACGGCTGCTTACCGCCCTCCAACACCTCCACACGCTGCACACCAGGAGTGTTTTTCAGCAGGTCAACCAGGTAGTCGCGGTAATTCCTCGGGCGCATAAGGAGAGTCCTCTCGTGGTGGCCTAGGTCAGCCTAGGGGTGGATGAGCGGGCAGGAGACGGAAGGGCAGGTGATGCGGGCGAGCCGCCAGCGGAGCCGGTATAGGGGGCCGGCTAACGCGGGAATCTGGTCAGCCAGGCAGGCAGCGGCTTGTCGTCCTGGCTGTAGTGCTGCAGCGCGTACTTGAAGCTGAGTAGGTCGACCTCGCGGACCGACTGCAGGGCCTCGGGATCCTCGCGGCCGAGCTGCGCGAGCGTCTTCTGCCGCTGCTGCCGGTATACCTGCGGGCGCTTCCTCTCGAACTGCAGCAGCAGGCGGCGGAGTCGGTCGTCGGGGAGCTTGTCGGCCGCGTCGTACAGCCGCTTCAAATCCGGCGCCAACTTGCTCTCGCGCGCGACCTCGCCCGCACGAGCGGCAGCGAGCGCGGAGGAATGTTGGTCGCCGGCATCTTCTTCATCCGTACTTCGTCGGTCAGTACTTCCTGAAGAGGTACCGCCCGCCGACGTCGCGCTGGCCGACGTGCCGCCCGCCGACGTACCGCGAGCGGTACCCCGGTCCTGTGGGACGTCATAGATCTCCAGCACGGTCACGAACCGGCCCTTCGCCGCCTTCTCCTTCCGTCGGATGATGTAGCCGGCCACTTCCAATTCGGCGAATGCGGAGCGCAGTCCGCGCCTGCCCTCGCCGACGACGTCCCCGCGGTGCCGACGGGCCCGGTCCGACAAGGCGTCGGCGTTCGTCTCCCAGCCCTCGGGGCGGGTGAGCAGCTCGGCCAGTACGCCCCGCGCGCAGTACGTCAGCCGGTCGTCCCGCAGGGTCGCGTTGGGAAGGATCGTGAAGTTGTCGGCCGGACGCGACCGACGGATCTTCAGCATTCGCTGCACCTCGCGGCGTGAGCGCGCGCCAAAAGAATCATGGGAGTCCTAGGTGTTGCGCGGGCTGCAACGCCCGCTGATCTGCGAAGCGGCCGGACGATGATCCGTCCGGCCGCTGTTGTTGCCGTGGGCTGCCAGGTGGCTACGCCGCTGCGGCGAGGTCCGTTAGCTCGAACGGCGCAGGGAGGGGCGGCATGGGCACGCTGTACGCGCTGCCGATCATCGAGCGCGCCACCATCTCTCGCTCCCAACGGTTCTGGCCGGTCGGCATCCGGAGCGCCATACGGCCCTCGTGTACAACGGCGTAGCCGCACGCAGGCAGCCGCTCTGCGGGGCGCTCTTCCAGTTCCACCCCAAGTTCCGCGAGCAGCTGGGGGAGTGGAGTGTCGAGCAGGTAGTCGGCGGAGAGAGCCGAGACGGGGGACACAGAGACGGCGGCCTCAGGGGTTGCTAAGGTCATGGGAAGAGCTCCGATCTCAACGGGTTGGGTTCTTGATCAGCGAGTGGCGACTCGCTTTGATCTTCAGGCCGGGTGGTGGCGACCACCCGGCCTTCTCGTGTTCGAGGGCCTCCCATCTGGCGTTCCACGTGGAAGCTGTGCGTACAGTGGTCCGTGGGCACGTGGACATGACCTGGCGGCGGGCGCAGCCCTTCTTGCCGCAGGTCAAGCCTCTGCGTACTTGTGGAACTACTGGACTACGGTCCGCGACCTAGACGTGTAAGTCAAGCGGGTCGTAAGAACTGCCCTCAAAGGGGCCCGAATGGTGGAGGGAACGGCTTGGCTGGGAGCAAGCTCGGGTACAAGGAGATCGCCGACGAACTGCGCGCACGCATCGAGCGCGGCCAGTACCGTCCCGGCGATCCAATCCCCAGCGAGTCTGAAGTGATGGCGGAGTTCACCGCCGGGCGTGAGACCGTCACCAAGGCGCTCCGTCTCCTCCGCGACCAGGGCCTCACCGTCGGCGGGCAGGGCAAGCCGGCCACCGTTCGGGACTTCAAGCCGATCCGCCGCTACGCCAACGAGCGCCTCTCGCGCGACGTTTGGGGCGGCGGCACCTCCATGTGGGCGGTCGACGTCCGCAACGCGAAGCCCAAGGTGGCCGGGCTGGAGGTCGACACCTTTGAGGCCTCCGCTCGCGTGGCGGAATCCCTTGGCCTGCGACGCGGGGAGTCTGTAGTCCGCCGCCGCCGCCACTACCTGCTCGACGGGCGGCCCGTCCTCATGTCCGACTCGTACATCCCGCTCGACCTTGCCGAGGGCACGCCGATCATGGAGCGTGACACCGGCGAGGGCGGGATCTACAACCGCCTCAAGGACGCAGGGCACGGGCCAGTGCGCTTCAAAGAGGAAGTCCGCGTGCGCATGCCCAACGCTCGGGAGCTCGCGGTGATGGAGCTCGCGCCCGGCACTCCCGTCGCCTGCGTCGTGCGCACCGCTTTCGAGGAAGGCGGCCGGGCTGTCGAGGTCAACGAGATGACCCTGGACGGCGGCTCGTACATCCTGGACTACGTGATCGAGGCGTAGCGACAGCTGCCTCATCTGGGCTCCCACCTAGCGGTGGGGGCCCTTTTTCATGCCCGCTTCGACGTGGAACTCGAAGGGCTTGACTTAGACGTGTAGGTCGGCGCACTCTTGGAACACGCCGACCTACACGTCTAAGTGGGGAAGGCGGAGCCCATTCCTGCCTACTCCGGGAGCTCCCTTGAGCCACGACGCCCCGGCCGCGGACACCGTGGCCGAAGCCCCCCAGTTCTTGAACGCGGCCGAAGTTGCCATTCGGCTCCGCGTCTCCCGTTCCACCGTCTACAACCTGATCGCCTCCGGCCGGCTCACCGCCCACCGCAACGGAGGCGGCAAGATCCGCCCCCGCGGAGTGCGGGTCCCCGAGGTCGCCGTGACGGCGTACCTGGCCGACTCCCTCATCGCACCCTCGGAGGTGGCGTAGCCATGAGCACCGCAACCCCGTCCCTGTCGCTCGCCCCGGCCATCGTCCGTGCCGTGACCGTGCATGAGACGGCCGCCCTCCACCGTTCCGCTCTGGCCGAGCTCGCCGAAGCCGGTCAGTTGTCGGACCTGGACGCGGAGGGCTTCGCCGTCGCCGAGGAACTGATCGCCGGCTCCCGCGCCACCCTCGCCGCGGCCGGGATGCTGTACCTGATCGAGGTGGCCTGATGACCGCCTACACCCCGCTGCGTTCCTCGGGTGAGCCGCAGGCGATGCACGCCCTCCTGGAGTCGGAACTCCAGTGGGCCGGCACGGCTCTTGCCAGGGTGGCCGACGCGAACCTTCACGACCATGACGCGATGCTCGATGCCGCGGTCGACCTCTATCTCAGGCTGCGGTCGCTCGTTGCCGCGGTCGAGGCTGAGCGAGGCGGTGCGTGATGGCGACCGTGACTGAGCCGCGGATGCCGGCCGAGTTCTCCGACGACCTGGACCAGGCCCTGTACCGGGAGACCCGCACCCAGGTTCCCGCCGAGCAGCGGACGACGTGCCCCGTGCACCTCGACTGGACCGACCGCTGCCGCAGCTGGCACTAGCCGGCCCCTGATCGGCCGCGCTGGCGGGGATGACGTTCCCCCGCGGCCCCCGTCAGCGCGGCTCTCCACCCCGCACCACCCCTTCCCATTCCGTTGATCCACGTGAAAGGCACCCCCATGTCTGTTCTGACCCTCGTCCCGGCCGCCAGTGACCCGTTCGACGCCGCTGAGGCCGACGTGCGAGCCCGCTACGTATCCGCCTACCTGGCCGACGACCGGGCCGGTGACGTGATCGCCCGCGACTGGACGCTCTACGAGATCGAGATGTACGACGCCGCGAACCCCGGCCAGCCGCCGCTCATGGACGAGATTCGCAGCCTCGACTACCCGGCCGCCGCCTGACCGCAACCCCAGCCCCGGCCCGGCCAGTACGGGCGTCCGCAGCAAAGCAGGCCGGGGCACGCACCACACCCGAACCCGACCCGAGAGGACTCCATGAAGAGGCACTTCACCGCCACCGTCCGCGATCACCGCACCGGCGAGGTCACCACCGCGACCGGCACCACCACCGTTCCGGACGACAGGCAGGCCAAGGCCGCGATCCAGGACGAGGTCCGCAAGCTGCCCGGCCGCAAGACCGCCACCGACATCGACCTGTACTGACCTTCAACTCCCGCTAGGAGAGCCCGTCATGCGCCGTCATCCCATTCTCTGGTCGCTGCTTGTGGCGTTCCTGATGCTCGTCGGCGCATGGCCGGCCGCCGCAGCCCCGATCGGTCTGGCCGGCGCCGGCCTCGGTGTCGTCATCGGTGCGATCCCCCTGCCGATCCTCGCCCTGGCCGCCGTCGTCGTCTGGGAGTGGCGGCACCGGCACACCCCCAAGCCCGCCACCGCCTGACCACCCACTGACCCTTGAAGGGAGCGGTTGTGACCGCCATGTCCGTCGAGAAGCAGGTCAACGGCACGTCCGTGGCCTCGCCCGAGCTGCGGTTCGACCCGCGCGCGCTGGCCGAGGCGGAGGCGATCCGTACCCGAGCCGCCGCCGAAGCCGACGCGGTGCGCACCAAGGCCGAGGCCGAGGCTGAAGCAGAGAAGATCCTCGCTGTCGAGAAGGCGGAGAAGGAGCGCATCGCCAACGAGCGTGCGGCGATGCGCCTGGAGAAGGACAAGGCCGACCACCGGGCGCACCTCGCCAAGAAGGCCGCCGAGACGGCCAAGGCGAACGCGGAGGAGGAGAAGGGCAAGAAGGCCGCCGCCGAGAAGGAGGCAGCCGAGTCGAAGCATGTCGCTGAGCAGCAGCGCTCCGAGCAGTGGTGGAAGTGGGGCGCCCGCAGTATCTACGCGGTCGGCCTGGTGATCGCCGCACCGGTGCAGCTGATCCACTTCTGGGACCCGGCGCGCAAGTTCCTCATCGCGGCCCCCGTCCTCCTGGAAGGCCTGGCCCTCGTCCTGGCGTTCGGTGCCACATGGGCGGTCGCCCATCGCCGGGACGTCGCCCCGTACCGGGTCGGCATCATGCTCGGCGCCGCCATCGCCGCCGGCATCAACATGTACGGCGGCCTGTCCGACGACCGGATCGGCTTCAACGCCGGCCTCATCGGCGCCATCGCCTCACTCGGCGGGCCGATCGTTCTCATGGCCTACGAGCACGGCATCGCCCAGAAGGCCGACGGCATCCCGTCCTGGCGAGAGCGACGCAGCGCCGACAAGGCCGCGGAGGCGGAGGCCGCTGCCGTCGAGCGGGCGCGCCTGGAGAAAGAGGCGGCCGAAGCTGCTGCGGCGGCCGAGAAGAAGGCCGCGCAGGAGCGTGCCGAGGAGGAGCAGCGTCGCCGCGACGACGACCGGCGCGAGGGTCACCCGGAGGTTTGGAAGACCGCCGAGGCGATGCGTTCGGCGCGCGGCTCGCAGTACGTCACAGAGCAGATCTGGGCCGAGGCCTGGTACCGCAAAACCGGCTCGAAGCTCGTCGGTGTGACCGCCGAAATTGAGGCCGAGTCGCGCGCCGCGCAGGCCCGCATGCAGAACGTCACCAGCACACCGATTATCGGTGAGTTTTCCCTGATCGAATCCCAAAAGGGTCCCCGCGAGAAGCGTGACCCCAACGCCCCCGACGGGCGCCGCAACAACGGCGGCACCCCGCCCGTCCGCCGGGCTGGCGAAAGCGCCCCGCACCACCCCCTCGCACGCAAGCAGGCGTCCGTCGAGCAGACCACCGAGAAGGACTCGAAGTGAGCATCGAAAGGATCCCCAGCGGCACACCCGACCCCGAGTGGGAGCAGCTCGTCGCCGGCTACCTCAATACCCCCGTGCCCGAGCCGGCCCTGCAGTCCGCCGGCCCGGCCGCCGCGACGCCGACACTCCCCGCCGACCCGATGGGCGACACCCCCCTCGTTCCCGAATGGACGCGCACCACCGGCGGATGGAAGAGCCGCACCACCGTCGGCCGCGTCAACTCCACCCGTACCTTCCGCAAGTGGATCCGCCGCCAGAAGACCCAGCACGGGCACGGCGCCCAGACGTTCCGCGGCCTGCGCCGCACCTTCCACTGGATCCAGGGCACCGAAGGCGCACAGATCACCGCCGCCCGACACGAACTGCAGCAGACGCAGCGCGACTACAAGACCGCCAAGTGGGCCCACGACCGGCGCCTCGTCCCCGGCAAGGAGAAGGAGAAGCGCCGCAAGGACATGGAGAAGTCGTTCGCCGAGTCCGCGTCGGCGATGAACAAGTACAAGTCGGCCCAGCGGGATGCGCGCCTGCGCCGCCTCGGTCGCGGTGCCGTCGCTCTCGGGCCGATCGCTGCCGCCGAAGGAGCCGGCCTGTCCCTCCTCGGCGGGCCCGGCGGACTCCTCGCCACCGGGGCAACCCTCCTCACCTTCGCGCTCCTCGGCCGCCGCACCGACGCGGGGGAGCTGTACACCGACCGCGACGCGAAGATCGGCGACGGTGACCGGATGACCGACGAGATGGTCAACCGCGTCTACCGGGACGCCCGCGTCATCGCCGCCGACGACATGCTCAGCCTCGTCACCCCCTGCACGCTCACCGCCGACGGAACCGCCTGGGCCGTCGTGTTCGACCTGCCGTCCGGGGTGCCGTCCAAGAAGGCGTTCGGGGCGGCCGACGGGATTGCGGGAGCGTTCGGTGTGTCCGTCCAGCAGATCAGCCAGCGCCGCGGCGACCGCGAAGGCCGCATCCGCCTGCGGGTCGCCCTGCGGATGCCGTTCTCCGGCGTGACTCCGCAGGGCCCGCTTCTGACCGCCGAACGGATCAACCTGTGGCGCGAGATCCCCATGGGCGTCGACCAGCGGGGCGAAGGCGTCGAGGTGTCCTGGGTCGAACGGTCTGGGCTGTTCGGTGGCGAGCCCGGATCGGGCAAGTCCGCGGCAGCCAACGACCTGCTCCTTGCCGCGGCCCTCGACCCGACCGTGTCCCTGTACCTCGCGGACGGCAAAGCCGGCGCCGACATCACCCCGTTCGAACCCATCGCCGCCATGTACGACACCGACGGCGACCCCCTCCAGATGCTCGCCATCCTCGAACACATCTGGAACGTCGAGATCCCGGAGCGGCGCGCCCTGGCCAAGGAGCACGGCTCCAGGAAGTTGACCGAGGCCATGGCCGCCGTGGATTCCCGCGTGCGCCTGGCGGTGCTCCTCGTCGACGAATGGTCGTCCTACGGTGCCGCCGCACCGCCGAAGATCCGCGAAGAGATGGAACGCCTGCTCCGCCTGATCGTCCAGCAGGGCCGAGCGCTCGGCATCATCACCCTCGCCGCCACGCAAAAGCCCGACGGCGACTCCGTCCCGACCGGCATCCGCGACATCCTGTCGATCCGCTGGGCGATGCGCTGCCTCACCCCACAGGCCTCCGACACGATCCTCGGCCAGGGCTACGCGGCCACCGGGCACAACGCCCAGACGATCCTCAAGTCGCAGCGCGGCGTGGGCATCCTCATGTCCGGCGAGGCCGCCGAACCGGACCTCGTCATCAGCCACTACTACGACGACGACGAGGTCGCGGCCATCCTGCGTCGGGCCCACGCCCTGCGGCAGGAGGCGGGCACCCTGCCCGTCACCGTCGAGCCCGAGATCACCATCCTCGACCACCTGATCAAGGCGGCATCCGCGACCGGCCGCGGCGTGGTCACCCGGGCCGAACTGTTCGCCTACCTCGCCGGCGTCGACGAGCAGTACGCACGGACCGAGGGGGAGAGCGACGCCGCCTACAACGCGCGCGCCGGCCGAGCCCTCGCCGCCGCCCTCGACGCGCAAGGCGTGAGCGTCGACGCGGTGAAGGTGCCCACCGAGGACGGCGGCCGGTCCATGGGCTACCGCCTCGAAGACCTCAACGCCACCCGATAACAACTGGTTTGACCCTGGACAGTGCCTGGACGGCACGCCGTCCACCCTGGACACCCGCGCTCGACCCTGGACATCCCCGTCCAGGGTCGAACCCCCCAAGTCCAGGCACTGTCCAGGCTCCCACCTGCACAAACGCCAGCCAGTCCAGGTCGTGTCCACGCTCCACCCGCCCAGCCAACCCTCGCCAGGAGCCCCCAGTGCCCACCGAGACCAACCCCGCCATGACCGACGCGGAAGCCGCCATCGAGGCCCGCCGCATCATCACCGACTTCGCCACCGCCTACCGAGACCACACCCCCGTCCCGCACGTCGGTGCCACCCCGCCGGTCCCGCAGCCCGGCCGCCCGCCGATGAGTCAGGGCGCTGTCGACGCGAGCACGGTGATGCTGTCCGCCGGCGTCGCCTCGCTGCCTGTCGGCGCCGTTGCCATCGGCGTGCTGCTCGCCTCCGGGCACGCAGACCCGACCGTCATCGGCATGATCTGCGCCGCCCCCGCCGCGCTCGCCGTCCCGATCCTCGCGATCGCCCGGCTCGTCCGCGGGGCCAAGCCCGAGCCCGACGTCCACCACCACTACAGCGGGCCCGTCGACCAGCGGCACGTCCACACGACGACCAGGGGCGTGTGGGCCAAGACCAACAACCAGCAGTAGAAGGAGCGCACGTGATCTATTACGACAAGACCGGAAGCCGGATCTACCGGCCCCTCCAGCACCGCACCCCACGGCCCGACAGCCCACCCGGCAACGAGCAACCGAACTGCGGGGCACCCGGCGGCCACCCCGAGGACCACCCGACCATCGGCCGAACGCCCGGCGACGGCACCCGCGAGTAGGCATGCGACCTGAACCGCTCCCTGGCACCCCCGGCCAGCCGGGGGTGTTCTCGTTCCGGTGGAACCTCGCCCCGACCCGTCCGTAACCTGCCCGTCCGCCGCTAGCATCCCGACTCCGTACCGTCCTTGGGGGGACCATGACCAACCTGCCGCCAATGCCCACCGCGCCGCCCACGCCGCCGGCAGCGAGGAGACGCACCGGCTGGATCATCGCCGCGTCCATCGCCGCCGTGCTGGCCATCATCACGACCGTCGTGTGGATGAACGGAAGGTCCTACGACGACACCGTCGCAGCCTGCGAGAAGGCGCTCGCCGTACAGACGAAGGCAGGCGGGCAAGGGAAACCGGACGCCTGCGACGAGGTGAAGCAGGACGACTACGACGCGCTGGTCGTGGGCGCGGTCCTGAAGTACGGCATGACGCAGAAGGACCGGGACACGCTCGACTACTACGACAACGGGACGATCGACGGCAGCATTGGTTGAGGTCAGCAGGAACGGAACCCTCAACCACAACTTGACACTTCAGCCCCACCGAAGCCATGATCTGCTCAGATAGCCTTCGTGCGCTTTGAGGCCCACCCCAACCGGTGGGCCTCAGCCAATTCCCGGGGGAGGTGCACGATGCCCTCAGGGCTCGTAACAGCCGCCGACGCCGCCTACTACGCCGGCGTCCCCGTCGGCACCATCTGGCGCTGGGCATCCGAAGGGCGCATCAGCCGGCACGGCCACGGCAAAGCCACCCGGTACAGCGTGTTCGAGCTCAACAAAGCCCACCGCGACGAGTGGACGCGCCAGCTCATCGAGCCCGGCAAGCCGCCACCGCTGCCCGCGGGAGCGAAGGCGGCCTGAAAGGGGAGTCGTGCCCCACGTGGACCTGCTCGTAGCTGACGAGCTCCTGGATGAACTCCCCACGGCGCTGACGCTGCTGAACGCCAGCGAGGTAAGCAGGACGCCCGGCGACGACGGCATGACGGTCGTCACGCTCGATATGGTCTACGTGCCCGAGGGTGCAGAGGCCATCGAGCCCACCTTCCAGCGCACGCCCGATGGGATCCGAGTGCAGTCGATCGTCTGGCAGTTCACCGGACCCGACGCCGAAGACAACGTGCAGTGCTGGCATATCGAGCCCACCACCACCTGTGACTGGAACATCTGCCGTCAACCTGAACGCCTGGTCGCTGGCGACTACGGGAGAGACCCCAGCCGTCACCACTAGGGAGTCGTCGAGTGATCCGCGCCCACGTCAGCGAACCGTTCTTCGGACTCTCCAGCCTCGAAGTCGTCATCGCCGATCACCGACAAGAAGGCCGCGTCGTCGTGATGCACCTCGACGATGACGGCCGTGTGCGCTGGGACGAACACGATCCGCAGACCCAGCCAAAGCCCACCCTGACCCTGCCCATGGACACCGGGCGTGCCCTACTGGACGCCCTCACCCAGCACTACCAGGGTGCTGAGGACAGTAGGCAGCTACGCCAGGACTATGAGCGGGAGCGCAGCCGGGTGGACGAGCAGGCCAAGGTGCTGGCCGACATCGCCCGCACCCTCGCAGCCAAGGTGCCGCAGCAGTAGCGGGGGTGGCCATGGCCTACAGCAAGGGTCGTGCAGGCACGGCATGGAACAGACTGCGCGCTCAAGTCTTCGTCGAAGAAGCGGACTGCTGGATCTGCGGCAAGTGGGTCGATCAAGAGTTGCCGCGCACGCATCCCATGTCCCGCACTGTGGACCACCTCGTGCAGCTGTCGCATGGCGGGCCGCCGCTGGATCGGGCGAACTGCCGGCTGGCGCACCGCCGGTGCAACGGCCGGAGGGCCGTGCGGCCTGGCGGGAGGTCGCCTCGGAGGTGGGTGGCAGTCGATTCGAGGGCCTTGTAGGTGCGATCAAGCCTATGACCTGCACAAACGTGCATGGGTATCCAGAATGTCCGTTTTTTAATTTGATCTTGCTTTGACCCCGCACACCCCTGAAAAATATCTCCCCCCGCAGTTTTTGCAGAGGGCTCGATGATCTTGGGGGGAGGGGCTTTGAGTGAAATTCCTGCCGGTCTCGGTTCCCGTGGCTCTCGGCTCTGGCGGGATGAGACGGCCTCTGGCTCTCTGACTCCTGCGCATTCGCTGCTGCTGGAGGAGGCTTGCCGTCTCGCTGACCGGCTTGATTGGCTCAACTCGATTCTCCTGCGGGCCTGTTCGCCGGTCAAGGCGAATGACGAAGACGATGAGGGTGAATCTCCGGCAATCGGGCCCCTTCTCGCGGAAGCCCGGCAGCAGCAGACGGCTCTTCGAGGACTTGTGGCGGAGATTCGGCAGGGCTTGAAGGGTTCGGCGACGTCTTCGCCGTCACCGGCGGAGAGTTCGGGGGGTTCTGGTGTCTCGGACCTCACGGCGCGCATCAATGACAGGCGCGCGCAAGCCAAGGGTTGAGCTGGCACCGCCCTACGAATACACGCTCGGGCCGGAGGCGTGCGAGCTCGCCAAGCGGGCCGGCCTGGTCCCGGATCCCTGGCAGGCGGACGCGGTCAACCTGATGCTGGCATGCCGGGACGACGGCAAATGGGCGTGCTACGAATTCGGCGAAATCGTGGCCAGGCAGAACGGCAAGGGCTCGATCCTGGAGATCCGCGCTCTGGCTGGCCTTCTGCTGCTAGGCGAGCAGTTGATCATGTGGTCCGCTCACGAGTACAAGACCAGCATGGAGGCGTACCGGCGTTGCCGGACGCTTCTGCGGCGGCTCGGCAAGCAGGTCAATCCGAACAACGAGAACCTGTGGGACGTCGACGGCGTTCTCATCAAGTTCGTCAATACGAACGGCGAGGAAGGCTTCGAGCGCCTCGACACCGAGGCCCGCATCAAGTTCGTGGCTCGCAGCAAAGGTTCGGGCCGCGGGTTCTCCGGCGACCTCGTCATTATCGACGAGTCTTTCGCCTTTACGGCGGAGCAGCAGGACGCGCTGATGCCCGCGATGGCGGCCCGCCCGAACGCGCAGATCATCTACACGTCGTCGCCGCCTTTGAATGGCGAGTCCGGCGAGGTCATGTTCAATCTGAAGCGCCGGGCGGATGCGGGCGGCGACGACAGTCTGGGCTGGCGGGACTGGGGGATCGAGGGCGACCTCGACCACCTCGACGACATCGACCTGGATGACCGCCGGTTGTGGGCAGCCTCGAACCCAGCGCTCGGGATGCGACTGACGGAGGAGACGATCCTTCGCGAACGCCGCTCGATGGGAAACGCTGGCTTCGCGCGGGAACGGCTGTGTATCTGGCCGAAGATCTCGCAGGGCAACACGGTCATCGACACGGCGGCCTGGGCGCGGCTGGCGGATCCGGGCTCGCAGCGCGACCGAGAAGCAGGCGTGGCGGTCGGCGTCGACATCAGTCCCCTGCGGGACTACGCGGCGGTGTGCGTGTACGGGCTGCGCGAGGACGGTCTGGGGCATACGCAGGTCGCGGACTACCGGCCGGGCACGAAGTGGCTGGTACCGCGGCTGGTCGAGCTGCGGGAGGCGCTCGGTCCGGTGTCGGTGGCGATGGGGCGGGGCACGTTCGCGTTCCTGGACACCGACCTGGACAAGGCTGGATTCCAGCGGCCGGACGATCTGGAGGTTCCGGAGTCTGGCGATCTGGCGGTGACGAACGCGGTCGATATGGCTGCCGCGGCTGGCCAGCTGCTGGAGGCGGTGCGCGAGGAGTCGTTCCGTGTCGTTCCGAACCGGCATCTGGATGTGGCGGTCGCGTCGGCGAAGACGCGGCAGACCGGCGACACGATCGCGTGGACGGTGAAGGGCGTTGAGGGCGACATCAGCCTGCTTGTGGCGATGACGCTGGCCCGCTGGTCCTACGTGACCCGGTCGCATCTGCTTGAGGGCAGCCAGTACGACGTTCTGCAGTCGATCTGTTAGGGGGCGTGATGGCGTTCGGACGGTGGTTCCGTCGCGCTCCGCATAGGGCTGCAGCGGATGACGCCGGGCCAGTTCTGGTCGGCGATATCTGGATGGATGGGCGGGGTCACACGGCGAGTAGTTGGCGGGCGACCGCGCGCGCGACGTGGGGCCGACGGCTCGGCCTCGTGGCGCGCGGATTCCGTCAGACCGGTGCGTGGCTCGTCGGGGTCGAGACTCGGTCGGGAGTGGAGAAGCGCTCGATCGACTCGGTGCCGTGGGGGCACGGCGGTGGCGTCACTGGCGGATCTGTCAGTGTCGACCGCGTGCTGCGACTGGCTCCTGTGTACGCGGCTGGACGGCTCCTGGCGTCCAACATTGCGGCGGCCCCGCTGCGGCAGTTCCGGGACTCGGGCGGCACGGTCCAGCCGTTGCCGCTGTCCAGCCTCTTCGCGAATCCGTCAGTGCAGGGCAACTTCAACGACTGGATCTGGCGAGCGGTCCTGTCGATGGTGTACCGGGGCAATGCCGTCGGCTACGTCACCGCGAGGGACTACTACGGCTACCCGACAATGATCGAGTGGCTGCCCCTGGACTGGGTTCAGGTCATCGACTCGATGCCGTCCGGGCCCGGCTCGTTCGTCAACCCGATCTGGTACATCCGCGGCAACCAGGTCGACGCCACGGACATCGTGCACATCCCGTGGTTCCCGCTGCCGGGCAGGGTGCTCGGGCTCAGCCCGATCGGTGCGTTCGCCTCGATGGCGACGACGAACCTGGCCGCGCAGGAGTACATGGAGGCGTGGCATGCCACCGGGGGTGTTCCGCCCGGCACCTTCAAGAACGTTACGCAGACGGTGGACCAGGCGGATGCTGCGGTCATCAAGGCGCGGCTGATGGATGCGATCCGCACCCGCCAGCCGATCGTGTACGGCAAGGACTGGGACTACAGCCCGATCACCGTGCCCGCCTACGAGGCGCAGTTCATTGCGACACTGAAGCTCGGTGCGACGCAACTGGCGGCGATCTACGGGGTTCCGCCCGAACTGATCGGCGGCGAGACCGGCGGGTCGATGTCCTACAGCAGCCCGGAGCAGCGAGAGATCGAACTGATCCAGCTGACGCTGCTGCCGTGGATGAGCAAGCTGGAGTCGCACCTGTCGATGCTGACCCCCCGCGGGCAGTGCGTGCAGTTCGACGCGGACAAGCTGATCCGACTGGACCCGCTGACCCGCTGGACGATCTACGAGAAGCAGCGGCTCATCGGTGGCGCGAACATCGACGAGATTCGCAACAGGGAGAGCATGCCGCCACTGCCGGACAGCCAGGGGCAGGACTACACGCCGCTGCCCATCGCGGCCGGCGTGAACATCACCCCGCCGGCGATCCGCGGCCACAGCGATCAGGACCTGGACCGGCTGAGGCTGGTCCGCAGGGAAGGCAGCGGAAATGGCTGACCAGCGCACCAACCCACCAAGCGCCGTTGGAGGCACCGTGGAGATCGAACGCCGGTACACCTCCGGCGACACAGGCAAGGCCGAACTGCGCGCCGACGGCGAGAAGCGCCGCATCGGCGGCTACGCGGCCGTGTTCAACCGGCAGTCCCGCAACCTGGGCGGCTTCATCGAGGTCGTTGACCCGGTGGCCTTCAACCAGGCCCGCGGCGACGGCTGGCCGGACGTCATCGCCCGCTACAACCACGACGACAACCAGCTCCTGGGCACGACTGCGGCTGGGACACTTCGGATGGGCCTGGACAGCTACGGCCTCACCTACGAGGTGGACCCGCCCACGTCGATGGCGCACGTGACGGAGCTGGTGCAGCGCGGCGACGTCCGCAAGAGCTCGTTCGCGTTCCGCACAGTGAGCGACGACTGGGCCACCACCGATCAGGGCTATCCACTGCGCCGCCTGACGGGCGTCCAGCTCGTCGACGTCGCACCGGTGAACGTGCCCGCCTATCCGGACAGCACGGCGGGACTTCGCTCGCTGGCGAACCGGTTCGAGGCGGACTTCGAGGAGGTCCGCTCGATGGCGCGGGAGGACGAGCTGCGGAAGTTCTTCGTCCGCACCGACGGGCCGCAGCCCAAGAAGCCTGCCCGCAGGGGCATGTTCGGCCCGGCCGCTGCTGCGGCGCTTCTGGCCCGCAGGGAAGACCCCTACGTCTGAGGCTGAGGCCTCCTGCAAGACAAGACCCCCGTCATGCGGGGGCGGTACGCCGTCCTTGGACCGCGTAGCCGTACTGCCACGGCGTCGACTTGGGCTCTCCCGGTCGGTGTCCGCTCTGGGTGCGGTGAAGCACACAACGGGCCAGCGTGCGACACGAGGAAGTGATCAGCGGACCGCCGGTTGCGCAAAGGCGCCGGCCACCGGCACCCCACGGGGTGTGGGACCGCGTGGGCTCCGCGTTCGAGATCGATTTCGAGCGGACGAGGAGTCCATCCATGTCGGACATGGTTCAGAGGCTGCGCGAGCGGCGTGCCAACGTGTGGGAGCAGATGAAGGGGCTCGCCGACAAGGCGGCCGACGAGAACCGTGCCTTCGAGCCCAGCGAGCAGGGCTCGTGGGACGCGATGAACGACGAGCTGGACAAGCTCGACGAGCGCATCAAGTCGGCGCTGGACACGGAGGCCCGCGCCAAGGAGGCCGACGACGCTTTCGAGCGGCTGCACGGCCAGGGCGGTCAGGGCGGTCAGCGCGGGGGTGCTGCGGCCGGCGGGCAGGCGGCCACTCGGGGAGAGCAGCAGGGTGGCGGGGACCGTGGCGAGGAGCTGCGCTCCTTCCTGCGTGGTGAGCGCGGCCGGTTCTACGACGTCAACCCGAACGGCCCGGTCGACTACCGGTCGCTGACGAAGGGTTCGGCGACGGCGGGCGGTAACACGGTCCCGACGTCGTTCTACGACCGGCTGATCGCGCATCTCATCGAGGTGTCCGCGATCATGCAGGCCGGGGCGACGGTCCTGAACACCAACTCGGGCGAGGTTATCCAGGTCCCGAAGACGACCGCGCACTCCAGCGCGTCCATCGTCACCGAGGGCAACACGATCGGTGCGTCGGACCCGGCGTTCGGTCAGATCCCGCTGGGCGCCTACAAGTACGGCACCATGATCCAGGTGTCGCGCGAGCTCCTGGACGACACGGGTGTCGACCTGGAGGGCTACCTCGCCATGCAGGCGGGCCGCGCGCTGGGCAATGCCTTCGGCGCGCACGCCATGACCGGCACCGGCACCTCGCAGCCGCGCGGCGTCATCACCGACGCCACGCTCGGCGTGACGGGCGGCACGGGCGTCACGGGCGCGTTCTCCGGGGACAACCTGATCGACCTGTTCTTCAGCGTGATCGCCCCTTACCGGGCGTCCGCATCCTGCAAGTGGATCATGAAGGACTCGACGGTCGCCAACGCCCGCAAGCTCAAGGACACGACCGGTCAGTACATCTGGCAGCCGGGTCTGCAGGCCGGATCCCCGGACATGATCCTCGGCAAGCCGGTTCTCACCGACCCGAACGTGCCCGCGACCGCCCTGTCGGCGAAGTCCCTCGTCTTCGGCGACTTCAGCCAGTTCTTCGTCCGCTTCGCCGGCGGCGTCCGCTTCGAGCGGTCCGATGACTACGCGTTCAACACGGACCTGGTGACTTTCCGGGCCCTGCTCCGCGCGGACTGCTCCCTCGTCGACCTCACCGGGGCGGTCAAGTTCTTCCAGGGGAATGCCGCCTGACCTGCAAGTTTCCGACGCGGGGGCGGACTTCGTGCCCGCCCCCGCGTCACCCCTCACCATCAGGAGAACCTCATGGCCAAGGGCCAGCAGAGCCTCGGAAGCGACCTGGCGTGGGCGACTCGCTCCGCGCTCACGGATCTGACCAGTGCTGTGGGTACGCCCGCGGGCGGCACGGTCGACGTGACGGGTACGCCCACCCAGACCACGGTCAACAACAACTTCGCGACGCTCGTGTCGCGCCTCAACGCCCTGACGGCCGCCCTGCGCGACGCCGGAATCATCGCCAGCTGAGGAGGGAAGATCCATGCGTGTTCGCATGAAGATGGAAGTGTCGGGGGCTCGGAACGGCGTGGCATGGCCGAAGCGCGGGGAGACCTTCGACGTCTCGGACTCCGAGGGTGCCGATCTGTGCGCCTCCGGGCTCGCCGAGCCGGTCGCGGATTCCGACGGCGACGTCGAGAAGGCCGTACCCGCCGAGGACGCCGAAGAGCGGGCCTTGACGACGGAGAACTCCGCCGCCGTGACCCCCGGCGCCTCGGAGGAGAAGCCGTCCGCCTCCGCGAAGAAGACCGCCGCGAAGCGCGCCCCGGCCAAGCCCGCGGAGGGCAAGTAGCCGTGGAAGAGCACGTGTTCATCGTGACGTTGGAAGCCTCTGGCGAGGTCACTCGCGCGCAGCCTGCCGATGACGCCGCTGAGCCGGATCCCGAGGAGGTCGAGCAGTGACCGCAGGACTCGCCCCCAGCCTCGTCTCCGGCTGGCTCAATACGCAGCGCACCACCGGCAACGGCGGCGCCGCATACAGCGCGGTCGTCGGCACGTTCGTGCAGCTGCACACTGGCGACCCGGGTGCGGCCGGCACCTCCAATGTCAGCGTCGGCTCCACCACGCGGAACTCGTTCGTGTTCTCCAGCTCGTCGTCGGGGTCGGCGCTGTCGCTGGGCACTCCGCCATCGGCGTGGACGAACGGCGGCACGTCGGAGACGCTCACCCACATCTCCGTGTGGACAGCGTCGACGTCCGGGACCTTCCTGTTCTCCGTGGCGCTGACAGTCAGCAAAGCTTGGGCCTCGGCAGACACGTTCACTTTGCAGTCTTTGTCTGCAAGCCTGTCGCCGCAAGCCGCTTGATTTAGACTTAGAGGTATGGCGGAAGAGCGACGGCAACGAGGAACTCCATTCAGTGCAGAGCAAGTTGCGGACATGGTCCGCCGGTACGAGGCGGGCGAGACGAATCGCGCGATCGGCAAGGTGTACGCATGCGGCAAAGACCGCGTGGCGAAAGTCATCAAAGCTGAGGGCGTATACCAAGGCCGGGCCCGCTTTCGCGCTCTGAATGAAACGCAGAAGCAAGAGGCTCTGCAGCGGTATGAGGCTGGCGAGTCGGCCCGTTCGATCAGTCTCTCGATGGGCTGCAAGAGCGCGAAGCCCGTGGAGGCACTGCTCAAGGCTGAAGGCGTGTACCGCCCTAGGCTCTTCGAGGGCTTCACTTCCGGGGAAGAAGACGACCTCGTCACACGATACGAAGCTCGTGAGTCAGTCGAGAGCTTGGCCCGAAGTTACGACTGTGGGCGTGGGCCGGTGGTGACCATCCTCAGACGCCGCGGCGTCTACAAGGCTCAGCGCTACCAAGGATTCACCCCAGAAGAGAGGGACCGTATCGTTGCGGGCTATCGCGACGGCGTAACCCCCGCAGCTCTCGCCCGTGAGTTTAAATGTGCTCACGAAACGATTGATCGAATGCTTCAGCGGCTGGGTGAGTGGAAGACCCCGACGGCGCTTGAGCGGGTCGGGTCGCGCTTCACGATGGATCAGAAGCGCGAGATGGTCGCCCTCTACGAGGCTGGGGATAGCATCTATAAGATCGGTAAGAGCTTCGGTGCGATCCCCCAGTCGATCTGGAGCATCCTTCGGGCCGCCGACGTTCAGTTCCGTGACAAAGCGTGGCGCGGTGGCCGAGTTGGGGCGTCGGGTGGATACATCGCGGTAGCGGCTGACCCCGATGATCCGATCGCGTCATCCATGGCCACCGTCACGGGCTACGTACTTGAACACAGGCTCGTGATGGCGAAGTCGCTCGGACGACCCCTGACCCGCCACGAGACGGTGCATCACATCAACGGTGACAAGCGGGATAACCGCCTGGAGAACCTCCAGCTTCGTAACGGCAATCACGGCAAGGGCGTTCGGCTCGCCTGCTTGGACTGCGGATCGCACAACGTGGCTGCCGCTCCTCTGACTCCGTAGACGCGGCCCTGGCAGGGAGGCCGTCATGACGACCTTCACCGACGACTTCAACCGGTCCAACGGCGCCCCTGGAGCCAACTGGGTTGACGCGACCGGCCTCTGGGCCATCGTCTCCAATCAGCTCTCGTCGGGGACCGTGGGCGGCACGATCGTCATCCGTGCCGCCACCACGATGGCCACGAACGACAACTCGGCGCAGGTCACGATCGCCGCCACCGCAGCCGTCAGCCACGGCATCTGGTGCCGCGGCAATACGGGCTTCACGCAGGGCTATCTCTGGCGCAACGACGGCAGTAGCTGGACGTTGTTCTCGGTCGTCGGCGGGTCGTTCACCTCGATCGGCTCCTTCGCGGCAGCAGCCGTCGCGGGCGACGTCGTGAAAGTCCAGGCAGTCGGCTCTACGATCAAGGGTTTCGTCAACGGAGTCGCCCGCGTCACCGTCACCGACACCGCCGTGACTACCGGCACCAGCGTCGGACTCAGGGCCGAATCCACCAACTCGCTCCGTTTTGACGACTTCACCGCGGCGGACGTCACCTCCGGCGCCACAGGCGACGCCGCACTCGCGGGTACGGCCTCCCTGTCTGCCAGCGGCGTGCGGGCCACCAGCGGCGCCTCTTCGCTGGCCGCGACAGCAGGCCTGACGGCCTCGGGCCAGCGGGCTACGACGGGCGATGCCGCTCTGGCGGCCTCGGTCGGACTTACTGCGAGCGGCCAGCGGGCCACTACCGGCAACGCGGGACTGACCGCCACGGCGGGCCTGACAGCCGACGGTGTGCGCGCCGCAGCGGGAGCCGCGAGCCTGTCGGCCACCGCAGGCCTGACGGCAGACGGTGTTCGAGGTGCGTCCGGAGTGGCCGCCCTCGCCGTGTCGGCGTCGCTGTCAGCCGCCGGTGTGGTGGTCACCAGCGGTACGGGCGACGCGGCGATAACCGCAACCGCGACCCTCGCCGCAGCGGGCTCGGTCGCCCGCCGCCTCGACGCATCACTCACCGGCACGGCCGCCCTGGTGGCCGCCGGAGCGATCGGGGCCGCATCCGGAGGCAGCCTGGCCGTCATTGCAGGCCTCCACGCCTCCGGGCAGGTCGCCGGCGCGATCGTCCGTGGCAGTGCGCGGCGAGCAGCAGGGGTCCAACCCGGCGCCCGTCGTGGAGAGCCGGTCGGACCCCAGACGCGGCGCGCAAAGCCGACCGTACCGACAGCGAGGGGAGGAGCCCAGTGATCGACCTCGGAGCCGTCTATCAAGTGGCCGTCGACGTTGCCGACGCTTCGGGAGCTCCCGCGGACCCGTCCTCTGCTGACCTCACGATCATCCTGCCGGACGGGACCACGGTCAGCCCCGGCGTCCCGGCACCGTCGACCACCGGGCAGGTCCGCGTCGACTACGTGACCGTCCAGGCGGGCCGTCACGTGTGGCGGCTCGTCACCAGCGGGCCCACCACCGCGTTCGCGGATGTCTTCGATGTGCAGCCTGCGATGCCGGTCGGCATCGTGTCGCTGGCGGACGCGCGTGCCCAGCTGAACATGGGGGCGTCGGAGATCGCTGACGACGATGAGCTCCGCGGCTTCATCGCGGCGGCGACGGGGGCGGTCGAGCGGGCGCTCGGCCGAGTCGTGGTGCGGCGCACGATTGTCGAGCGGCATCAGATCGGCCGGGCCAGCGAGGTTCTGCTTCGCGAGGTGCCGGTGCTGTCGCTGACGTCGGCGGCGACAGCGGACGGATCGACGACGTGGAACACGGCGAACCTGCGAGTCGACGGCGAGACGGGCCTATTGAAGGTCACCTCCGGCGAACTGCTCGCGGGCGACGTGGACTTTACGTACCAGGCGGGCGAGGTCGTCATCCCGGATGACTACCGGCTCGCAGCCCTGATCATCATCGAACATCTGTGGGAGACGCAGCGCGGCACGATGGGTGTGCAGCTGGGCGGCGACAGTGAGGCGTACACGCCGGGCCGCGGCTTCGCGATCCCACGCCGGGCCCTTGAGCTCCTCGATCCGCCTTTGCCGGGGGTGGCGTAGATGGGCCGTGAGATCCGTCGGGTCGAGGTAGCGGCGGTCTGCTTCGTCTCGCGCCACAACTCCAAGCAGGATGACATTGACGACGCCTTGGTTGAGGAGATGCGGCAGCGACTGCAGGAAGTAGCCCGCCCCATCTTCGATGACCCCCGCTACAAGGGAGTCATCGGCTACACGGAGGGGATCGAGTAATGGCCTGGTCGTCCAAGCTCCCGGCCGCGATGGATGCTCTCGTGGCAGCTTTCGTCGCCTGGCCGGGCCTGGAAGGCGTGACGGTGCGGGACGGGCCGTCGACCTCACAGGCGTCCGTGCAGGAGATCGTGTCCGTCGGCTACACAGGCGGCGAGAATGAGACCGACGCCGAGTCCACGCTGATGACCGAGGGCCTCGGCGGAACCGTGGACCGCGAGCAGTTCATCATCCGCTGCGCCACCGCAGTCCTGGTCGGCGGGGACGGCGTTGCTGGCGCCCGGCGACGCGCGTATGAGCTGCTCACCGAGGCCGGGGCCGCCATCGCGGCGAACCGGCAGCTCGGCGGCAGCGTCATGCGGGCGATGATCGCAGCGCACGCCCTGACGATGGACCAGACGGCCAAGGGTGCGCAGGCCGTCGTCGTGTTCGAGGTGTCCTGCGACGCCTACAGCGGCGCCTAGGAATCCTCCTCCTTGGCCCGCGCATTCCGGGCCCCCTGGATGACGCCGAGGCCGATGTTCTTCGCCAGCCACGCCACGACCCGGTATATGCAGGCGACCGTCGTCAGCGTCACCGCCGCATAGCCGATGCCCAGCAGGACGAGAAGCACCAGCCCGCCCCAGCTCTTCCAGTGCGGCTCCATCAGGTGCCAGCCCCATTCGGGCACGTCCACGAACCACCAACGCAGGACAGTCATGCGCGGATCGTCCTCGCGTGCTGATGACACGTCAATCAGAACAGGAGTACGCGGATGACCGCGCTCGTCACCCAAGTCGTCCCGAATGTGGGCGTCGACATCTCCACCTCGCTCGTCGCGGCCACCAACGGCGATACGGCCGCATGCGGATCCGGCACGTTCCTGCTCGTCAAGAACGCCAGCGGCGCCGGTATCACCGTCACGATCGCCACGCCCGGCGTCGTCGACGGCCGGCTCGCCATCGCGGACAGCACGTCGCCGTCCATCGCGCTGACGAGCGGGCTGGGTCTCATCCCGCTGATCTCCAGCCTGTACGCGGACCCGACGACGGGCCTGGCGACGATCACCTACTCGGCCACCTCCTCGGTGACCGTCGCGGTGGTGAGGGTCCCGTGAGCACCGTCGTACTGCGTCACCCCACCCTGCCGCCCGCGCAGGAAATCGAAGTCGACGCCGCCGCCCTGCCGCACTACACGGGCGCTGGCTGGCAGCAGGTGCCCGCCGAGGAGCTGCAGCAGCGGGCCGAGTTGAAGGCGCAGGCCGACGCGGAGGCCGCCGCAACTGCCGCGGGCGAGGTCTCCGAGCCCGTCGACGAGCCGGAGCAGTCGGAGCCGGCTGAAGTCCCCACCGAGAAGCCGGCGCGATCGCGCGTCAAGGCGTCCGAGAAGAAGACCGAGGAGAGCTGACCATGGTCGCCACGCCGATCGCTGCTACGTCCCGCTACATCCCGCCGGGTACGACCCGCTACTACTGGGTCGCGACCATCGCGAACAAGAACTCACCGACCAGGTCGGAGCTGAACGCCGGTTCGGACCTCACGGCTGAAGTCGCCGCCGTGAGCGGCTTCGCGACCAACTCGGACCAGCAGGACACCCCGGACCTGGGCTCCCGGTTCGTCTCGAAGATCCCGGGCCGCATCACGGCCGACGACTCCAGCATCACGCTGTACATGTCGTCGACGTCGTCGGACGTGCGGACGCTGCTGACGCGCGATACGGCTGGGTTCATCTGCATCTTCCCCGAGGGTGACACCGCGGGCCTCAAGTACGACGTGTTCCCCGTCAAGGTCACCGGTCAGCCGAAGGCGCGTGACGTCGAGAACCCGGCGCAGATCACCATCCAGTTCTCGGTGACCAGCATCCCCGTCGAGAACATCACGGTGCCGTAATGCCCGGGGAGTGGGGGCTGCGCCACGGGGATGACCTGCGGCGCGTCTCTCGCGAGCTGCGCGGGATGGACAACAAGGAGATCAAGAAGCGGTTCACCAAGGAATTGCGGGCAGCCGCCAAGCCGCTCGTCCCCGTGGTCCGCAACTCGATCCGCTCGATCCCGTCAAAGCGCGCCTACAGCCCGACCGGGCTGCGGGGGAACCTGGCCCGCGCCACGAAGCTCGAAGTCCGCACCGTCGGACGCCAGGCCGGTATCGCGATCCGTGTCGACGGCCGCAAAATGCCCAGCCACATGAAGGGCCTCCCGAAGGCAGTGGAGGGCACCAAGCGGTGGCGCCACCCTGTCTTCGGCAACCGCGACGTGTGGGTCACCCAGCCGAAACAGCCCTACTTCTTCCACGTCGTGCGACCCCTCGGCCCGGCCTCCCGCAGGGCCGTCAACCGCGTCCTCGACGGCATCACCAAAGACATCCGCTAGGAGAAACCATGGCCCTGTCCGACGACATCCTCGCCGAAGACGACATCGAGGTCGAAGCCGTCGACATCCCCGAGTGGCACCGCAAGCTGTGGATGCGAGGCCTGACCGGTGAGGAGCGCGACGCCTACGAGTCGTCGCGACGCCAGGTCCGCAACATGGGCACCCCGCAGCAGGAACTGATCCTGATCAACGACAACATGCGCGCCAACCTGATCGTGAAGTGCCTGGTCGACGAGAACCGGGAGCGCATCTTCACCGACCGGCAGGCGCCGGCCCTGGGGCAGAAGAACGGCAAGGTGCTTGACCGCCTCTTCGATGTCGCTGCCCGGCTGTCCGGTCTTACCGACGAAGAGGCCGAGCAGATCGAGGGAAACTCCGAAGCCGTCCAGAGCGACGGCTCTACTTCGTCCTCGCCCGAGACCTCGGATGCACCGTCCGGGAACTCCTACGGCGGGTCAGTTCCCGCGAACTGACCGAGTGGGAAGCGTTCTACCGCATCGAGAACGAGGAACGCGAAGCCGCCGACAACGAGGCAATCGAAGGCGACAAGCGCAGCAACCGCAACTGGCCCTGACCGACCACCCGTGAGTGAGGGGAGGCGTCATGACCAGCTCCAGCATCGTCTACCGGCTCATCGCCCACGACTCGGCGTCGCGGACGTTCCACAACATTGCCAAGGCGGCCAAGGGCGCAGACACGACGCTCGGCAAGCTCGGCAAGGTCGCGGCGGTGGCCGGGAAGGCGGTCGCTGGCGGACTGGCCCTCGGTCTGGCCAAGGGCGCCAAGGACGCGAGCCGCTTCCAGGCGGAGATGACCCGCATCTCCACGCAGGCCGGCGGCACCGCGAAGGACGTGAAAGTCCTCAGTGACGCGGTCCTGAAGCTCGGCACGAGTACCCAACAGGGCCCGCAGCACCTCGCCGAGTCGCTGTACCACCTGAAGAGCGTTGGCATGGACAACGTTCAGGCGATGAAGGCGCTGAAGGAGTCCAGCGACCTCGCGGCGGTCGGTCACGCCAATTTGGAAGAAACCACAAATGCATTGGCGGGCGCCTGGCGTACAGGAATTAAGGGCGCCACGAGTTTCCATGAGGCAGTCAGCACCGTAAATGCAATTATCGGCGCTGGAAATATGAGCATGGACCAATTTAACGCTGCAATTGGTACCGGCATCCTGCCTTCTGCAAAAACCTTCGGCCTGTCGATGAAGCAGGTCGGTGCCGCCCTCGCGCTGATGACAGACGAGGGCATCGACTCGGCCAGCGCAGCGACCCGGCTGCGCATGAGCTTCTCGCTGCTCGGAGCTCCGTCCAAGGCGGCCGAGAAGCAGCTGGGGAGAATTCACCTGACCGGCCTTCAGCTCGCGGAGGCGATGCGCGGCCCCAAGGGGCTGATCGGCGCCATCAGTCTGTTGAAGGAGCATCTCGACAAGTCGGGGATGTCCGCGTCGAAGCAGTCCCAGCTGCTGTCCCGTGCGTTCGGTGGCGGCCGGTCGAGTTCCGGCATTCTCCTCATGCTCAATAACCTCGACGTGCTGGAGAAGAAGCAGGAGCAGATCAACCACAGCACCGGGAAATTCGACGACGCCATCAAGATGCAGCGCAAGACCGCCGAGGCCCAATGGCACCTCCTCGTCTCGAATCTCGAAGTGATGGGTATCCGGGTCGGCACGAAGGTGCTGCCCCCGGTGACCTCGTTCGTCCACTTCCTGGCCGCCGAGGCCATGCCCGCGGCCGCCCATTTCGGCAGCGTCATGAAGAACCTGATCCCCGTAGGTGCGATCAAGACTGGCGTCGGCGAGGCCAAGTCGGTGATCAGTAGCTTCTTCTCGGGCCTGACCGGCGGCAAGTCGCCGCTCGCCATGGTCGACGACTTCGTGGACGGGCTGACGGGCGGGTCGAAGAAGAAGGGGCCGAGCAAGAAGTCCACGGGTCCGTCGGTGGCGTTGACCAACCCGCAGGCGCCCCGGCTGCTGGCGAAGCCGCAGAAGGCTGTCACTCCCATGCTCAAGGCACCCTCGGTGCCTCGGCTTTTGGCGCGCCCGAAGTCCCTTGCGGCCCCTTCGATCTTCAAGCAGAAGTCGGACCCCGGGCTGCTGGCCATGCCGAAGGCGGTCAAGCCTCCGAAGTCGGCTGCCGAGAAACTCGGCGACACGATCCACGACGCCATCGCCGGCGGATTCAAAGACATCGACTGGGGCAACCTGGGCTCGATCCTCGGCAAGGGGCTCAGCGACGCGATCGGCTGGGTCGCCAAGCACACCGCCGATTTCACCAAGAAGATCGCATCGATTCTCGGCGGAATGGACTTCGTCTCCATCGGCAAGGGCTTCGGGGCGCAGGCGATCCCGATGGCCGTCGGTTTCCTCTCCAGCCTATTTGACCCGCTGTTCAGCCTCGATTTCTGGAAGAAGCACTGGCTCGACACGATCATCGCGGTAGTCTCGGTCATTCCGATCGGGCGCCTCGCGGGGATTTTCGGGAAGGTTTTCTCGCACGTCCCTGTCCTGAAAATGTTCGAGCCGATGCTCAAGGGCATCAGCAAACTCGGCGGGCTGGTCGAGAAGGGTTTCGGGAAACTCCTCAAGCCCATCGGTCGGGGCATTGTCGATGGCTTCAAGAAGGCTTTCCCTGCGGCCGAGGGTGTCCTGAGGAGTGCGATCGACCGGTTCATCCTTCGGCCGTTCGGCAAGTTCCGCGAGATCGGACGACTGGCGCCGCGCTGGCTCTCCGACGGCATCCAGCGTGGTACGGCCTGGGTCACCGAGAAGATCCTCACCCTCGGAAAGCTGATCGTGAAGCCGTTCGCCAGGGCTGGCAGCTGGCTGCTCGGCAAGGGCTCAGAGCTGGTTCGCGGCTTCACCCGCGGTGTCACCACCGCAGCCAAGGGGGTCGGGTCCTTCCTGTGGCGCTGGGTGGGCAAGCCCGTCATCGACGCATTCAAGGGCGCAGGCTCCTGGCTGTGGTCGAAGGGCAAGTCAGTTGCATCCGGCTTCAAGTCGGGCGCCGTCTCGGGCGCGAAGGGGATTGGGTCCTTCTTCTGGCGTTGGGTCGGCAAGCCCGTCGTGGACGCATTCAAGGGCGCTGGATCGTGGCTGTGGTCCAAAGGCAAGTCGGCGGTCAGCGGCTTCAGGTCCGGGTCTGTATCGGCGGCCAAGGGGATCGCTGGCTGGATCAACCGCATCGTGATCAAGCCTGTGACCGGCGCGTTCAGGAAGGCCGGGTCGTGGCTCGTGAGCGCGGGCGGCCACCTGCTGTCGGGCCTGAAGGACGGCATTGTCGGCGCGATCAAAGGCATCGGCGGCTGGCTCTGGAAGAACCTGGTCAGTCCGATCATCAGCGCCGTGAAGCACTTCTTCGGCATCCACTCGCCCAGCCGCGTCTTCATGGGCATCGGCGGCCACCTGGTCGGCGGCCTCATGAAGGGCATGGCCACGACCAGCGGCACAGCCATCGCGAAGAAGATCTTCGGTGACCTGCCGCACGCGCTCAGCCGCATCGTCCACAAGGGCCTGATCTCCGTCAAGAAGCTCCCCGGAAAGGCGCTCGACGCGCTCAGCAGCATCGGCGACTCGATCGGTCTCGGCGACAACTCGACCTCTGGCAGTGCCCAGCAGTTCGCGCAGGCGGCCCTCAAGTCGTATGGCTGGGGGCCGTCCCAGTGGCCTGCCCTCAAGGCGCTGTGGAACGGCGAGTCGGGCTGGAACTACCGGGCTGAGAACGCCTCCTCCGGCGCCTATGGCATCCCGCAGGCGCTGCCGGCCAGCAAGATGGCCTCGGCTGGCTCGGACTGGAAGACCAACGCGGCCACCCAGATCAAGTGGGGCCTCGGCTACATCAAGGACCGGTACGGCAGCCCCGCCAACGCCTGGTCGCAATGGCAGGCGCGCAGTCCGCACTGGTACGCCAAGGGAGGCTTCGCACAGTTCGGGGAAACGGCATGGGTTGGCGAGAAGGGCGCCGAGCTGATGCAGGTGACGAAGCAGGGCACCCGCATCTTCAATCATGAGGACTCGGTGGCCATGGCCAAGACTCACGGCATCAAGCTGCCCGGGTACGCGTCAGGCACCATCACCAATGCCGCTGACCGGGTTGCGCGCGACCACCGGCGCGTCCAGGAGGCGAAGGACGATGTTGCGCGGGCCAAGCGGCGCCACAAGGGCGTTGCCGCGGCCGAGAAGCGGCTCAAGGCCGCAGAGAAGGAACTCCAGGCCGCCGAGATCTCCCTGAAGAACGCTAAGCGCTCGGCGAAGACGTCGATCGCCAACACGATCTCGACCGGCTTGCTGAAGAAGTTGCAGACCGGCACGTCGGCGGCTATCGCGTCGGCCGTCAAGTCCTTGGCGACGAAGTTGTTGAACGCTGGCTACAACAAGACCGCCGCCAGCATCCAGAAGAAGGCGACCAAGCTGGAGGGGCTCGCCGACAAGCGCGCCTCGGTGCAGAAGACGATCGCCACCGCCAAGACCTACGCGACCGATCAGGCCAGCAACATCCGCGACTTCCTGAGCATTTCCGGGACGTCGGCGATGAACGTCCAGGATCTGATCTCGCAGGCCGGCGCCCAGCAGAAGACCGCATCCGACTTCGTCGCTCTGTCCAAGTCGCTGAAGGAGCGCGGCGCGTCGAAGGATCTGCTTCAGCAGCTCAGCGACGCCGGTCCGGGCAGCCAGCTCGCGACGATCCTCAGCGCGAAGGACGTCACCACGACGGACATCGCAAAGCTCAACAAGCTGATGACGTCCGGCGGGAAGCTGGCCACGAGCTTCGGCAACTCGATGGCCGACATGATGTACGACACCGGCAAGCACGCCGGGGAAGGTTTCCTGGCCGGCTTGAAGGCGACCGAGAAGGATCTCCAGAAGCAGATCGACAAGCTGGCCAAGGACTTGGTCTCGGCGATCAAGAAGGCGCTGAAGATCAAGAGCCCGTCCGGCGTCTTCCGCGACGAGGTCGGCAAGCAGGTGGTTCTCGGCTGGGTTGCCGGAATGGACATGCACGGCCACCTCGTCGGCGGTGCCGCCCAGCGCCTCGCCGACACCGCGACCGGCGTATCCCTGCGCCGCCGCTACGTCCCCACGGCAGCCAGCCAGGTAGGCGCTCGCCAGGACGCGCTGTGGGACCGACTCGCCACCGCCCTGGAGAACCGCGACGACGCAACGGAGGTGCACGTCCACTTCAACGACGACCGGCTCCGCGACCTCATCGACGTCACAGTCAAACCGAAGATCAAGGCGTCTGCGGCGGCGCAGGCTCACCGGGCCAAGGTGGGGAGGCGCAGTCCATGACGATCTCGTTCGGTTCGACGGGCACGCAGGCGACGCACACCGACACGGTCACGCCGACGGTCGTCGGGTCAGCGGGGAACCTCGCCGTCCTCCAGGTTGTGTCCGGGCACCCCCTCGACTCGGTGCCGTCCACGCCGTCCGGATGGACGCTGGTCGGTAGCGCGTCGGGAGGCGGCGGGTCCTTCGGGGCGTCCGCCGGCCCGCGACGGCTGACGTACTTCGCCCGCGTCCTTCTGGGCGGCGACGCGAACCCGACCACCGCCATCCCGTCGGGCTCGTCGGGATCGCTCATCATCGGACGGATAGTCAGCCTGTCGAAGACGGCTGGCACCGGCTGGCGATGGGCCGCATCCTTTGGAGACGACCAGACGAGCGGAACCGGCTTTTCGGCCGCGGGCACCAGTGCCCTGACCTGGAAGGCGGGCGACTTCGCGCTGATCGGCTACGGCGTGGCGTCCAACGCTGACAGCTACACCGTCGAAGCCATCACCGCGGCAGGCATCACCTTCGGCAGCGTCACCGAACGGGCTGATGCGGCGGTGACGACCGGCAACGGGGCGACCGTGGCTCTGGCCTCGTGCTCGGTGTCCTCCGGCACCGCCACTGTGACACCCACTGTGACCACGACGCTGGCCAGCGCCTCAATCGGCATCGCTGGCGTGATGCGCGTCCGCGAGGCCAGCTCCGACATCGCCGTCACCGCGCAGTCCGTGTTCCCACCCCGCAACTTGGTCTCGGCGACCGGCCTCACGGGGGATGACATCGTCACGGTCAGCCTGCTCCGGCAGGCAGGTTCGGACCTCGACCCGGTGCGCGCCGCGACCGAAATCGACGTCACCGGGCAGGCGTCCCTCCTCCGCGTGGATGCCGAGCAGCCGTTCGGCATCAGCCTCACCTACTCGGCTGTCCTCACCGACGTCAACGGCGCCCAGTGGACGATCACCTCGGCGTCCATCACCTCGACCGTCACCTCGGACGTGATCTCCGACGCGATCCGCGGCGTCGGCGCCGCCGTGAAAATCGAGTCGCCGTTGGAGTGGAAGCGGGACCGGGACGCCACCCAGTTCAACGTCAACGGGCGGATCATCGTGGTCGGGAAGCCGCGCTCGTCCCGCTCCGGCACCCTCACCGTTCGCACGGAGACCGATGACGACGGCGACGCGATGAACGAACTCCTCGACAACGCGACCGAGGGCGTGGTCCTCGTGCGCAAGCAGACGTCCCTGCCCCGCCTCGACGGCACATACGCACTGCTTGACGACACCGAATCGCCGAACTGGTACGACGAATACCGCTGGTTCGCCCTCAACGCGGTCAGGGCTGACGACTGGCCGGACGTCATGGAAGCCGCGGGTTTCGACTTGCAGGACATCGCAGACAACTTCACCACGCTCCAGGACATCGCCAACGCCTTCCCCGGCACGCTCCTGGACATCGCCCTCTACGATTTCGGGCCCTGACATGCTCGACATGTCCGCCACCGCGCTCACCGTCGTCCAGGGCAGCTACACCATGAACATCCGCGCCGAGTCCTGGCTCGGCGAGACCCTCCTCGCAGACAGCATCCCCATCTCCGACGGCAGCGAGAGCCGCGACCGCTCCCTGGCCGTCCCCGAGCAGATCAGTCTCACCGTGCCCCGCCGAGACCGCGGCTTCGACTGGGATCCGGGCACCGACCCCGCCCATCCGCTCGCCGCATTCGGGCAGATGCTGCGCATCGATTACGGCGTCGACGTCGGCGGCAGCTTCGAATGGGTCAACAGGGGCTGGTTCCTGATCACGGAATCCAGCACCGACGGCGACACCGTGTCCGTCAACTGCCAGGGCCTGCTCACGCTCATCGACGAGGCGTCCCTGATCGCGCCCTTCCAGCCGAGCTCCACCGACACCCTCGCCTCCGTGGTCCGCGGTCTCGTCGAGCCTGCCCTGACCGTCAGCTTCGACGGGGCGCTCATCGACCGGGCCGTCCCGCTCGGCATGCAGTGGGACTCCGACCGCCTCGGCGCCGTCACTGAAGTCCTCACCGCCTGGGGGGCTGCCGAGAGGGTCACCGAGGACGGCTTCCTGCTCATCGAGCCGGTCAGTGACGCCGGGGCATCCGTCCTGTCCATCAGCGACGACCGGGCAACCGGCACCGTTGTCCGCTGGCAGGGCGCCACTACCCGGGACGGCGCGTTCAACTGCGTTGTCGCCCAGGGCGAGGACTCGGCCGGCAATCAGATCCAGGGCATCGTCTACGACGAGGACGGCAACAGCCCCTACCAGTTCGGCGGGAACTTCAACCCGCTGCCGGTCCCCTTCCCCTACCAGTCGTCACTGCTCACCACCGTCGCCCAGTGCCGGACCGCTGCCGCCGCCCAGCTGGATCTTCTGCGCAGGCAGGCATTCCGGCGCCTCGACGTCACCATGGTCCCGCACCCGGGCCTCGTAACCGGCGACATCGTCACCGTCACCGGCGCCGGCCTGACGAACGCGCGCTGCGCGATCGAGTCACTGAGCCTGCCCTACTCGCCGGGCGAGCAGAGCCTGACCGTTCGAGTGCTGTAGGAGGTGCAGTGGCCGACTTCGCCGACACCCGGGTCTCCCTCGCCGGGAAGGGCATGGTGCGCGGCACCGCGCTGACCGCAGCCGCCTCTAACTGCTGCCTCGTGACTGTCGGCGGGATCACGGTCACCGCCCGGGTTGCGGTCGGGCTCACCGTGGCCGCGGGCAATATCGTGCTGATGGCCCGGCTCGGCAGCCTCTACTACGTGGTCATCGTCGTCCCGGTCGCGCCGACGTCGACCCCGGCTACACCGCCGCCACCAGACGCGCCGCCAGTGGACACGGGCGACAAGCCGCCCACGCCGCGGCCGTCAACGACAACCGGCACGCTGACCTGCGTGCCGGTGGCGACAGCCTGCTACCGGAATAGCTCCTGGCGCTCCGACGGCAACCCGGCCAACTCATTCGACCTTTACCAAGGCCGCTACAGCGGCAGCAGTTACGGCCGCAACACCGGCGCCGCGTTCTACGGCTCCAAACCGCACACCCTCTCCGGGGCCACCTGCACCAAGGTGACGGTGAAGATCAAGCGCCTGTCCGCCGGTGACTTCGCAGCCCGCTCCGCGACCCTGCGGCTCGTCTCCCAGACCAGCCGCCCCGGCGGAGCCCCCACCCTCAACGAGACCACGTCCGGCCCCAGCCTGGCGATCAACACCTCGACGACGTTCACCCTCCCGACCTCCTGGGGCCAGGCCCTCATCGACGGCACCCGCGGAGGCATCGCCATCGCCATATCCAGCGACGACCCGTACATCCGCTTCGCGGGCCGCAACTCCTGGTCCGCGGCCATGACCCTGACGCTCTCCTGGAGGCGATGAATGACCGCGAACACCTCCAAGGGCATCACCTATCCGCAGAACACAGACAACACGCGCATCTGGGAGCTGATGCAGTCCCTCGCGACGACCGCCGACGCGATCATTATCGGCAACAAGGACGTGCAGACCTTCACCGCGAGCGGCACCTGGACCAAGCCGAGCGGGGCGATCCTGGTCATCGTCGAGGTCGTCGGAGCAGGAGGCGGCTCAGGGGGAGTGGCAACCACCGGCGCCAGCCAAGGATCATGCTCGGCCGGCGGCGGGGGCGGCGAGTACGCGCGCGGCACGTACAAGGCATCCACTCTCGGTGCAAGCGTCGCCGTCACCATCGGGGCAGGCGGAACCGCGGCGACGGCGGGCAACAACACTGGCGGAACTGGCGGTACCAGCTCTTTCGGGGCCACGATCACGGCGCTGGGCGGCACCGGCGGGGGCGGCATGGCTGCGACATCGACAACCGACGTGGCCGCCGGAGGAAGCGGCGGCACGGGCGGCACCGGCGGCGACATCCGCATCGTCGGCGGCGCCGGCGGCCACGGGGCGGTGCTCACTGGAACCGCGATCAAGATGAACACCGGCGGTGGCTCCCAGCTCAGCACCCCGGTCCAGCCGAGCGCCTCCATCTCCGGCCAGCGCGTGGGCACCACCGGCCACGCCTACGGCGGCGGCGCCTCCGGATCCTCCAACGGACAGTCAGTGTCCGCGACCGCCGGCGCGGCAGGCGCCGACGGCGTCGTCGTTGTCACCACCTACACGGCCTGAGAGGCAGTCACGTGATCACATCCGCTTCCGACCTGACCCTCGCCGGCCTGTACGCCACGACCGAGGTCCCGGCCAAGACCCTGCCCATCGGCACCGGGCCTGGGCAGGGGTACCGGACGCTGCTGCGCGTCGTCGTGCCGGTCGCGGCGGGAGACGTGCTGGACATCGTGGGCCGTGCGCGAGTCACCAATGACACGTCTCCGGCGTACACCGTGGGGGTCGGCTACCACCTGTGGATGTACGACGCCGATGACGGCCTCGGCAGCAGTGGCCCCTGGACGCAGATCAGCAGCCTCTGCGGCGACAACGTCGACCACGTCAGACACCACATGCCGCTGCTCACCGACACCGTCTACACGGTCCCCGCCGACTGGCCGACCGGACATCGCATGACGGTCGTTCTCCGCGGTGACGCCATGTCCACCGCCGCCGACGGGCAGTCCATCACCGTCGACCAGGCCTACGGGCAGCTCACCGTCCGGCGGTACCAGCCCGCCGCCTGACCGGCACCTCAACCCGCCGCCCGAGCCGTCGGCCGGGGACTTCTCCATGCACGAAAAGGGGGCCTCATGGCCAAGACGGGCCCGCAGCGTTACCCGGGCGCCTCGACCGCGTACTGGTACCAGACGCAGTACGGCGGCGACTCCATGGAGTCGAACGTGGTGTGCTGGCACACCACCGAAGGAACGTCTCTCCCCAGCTATGCGGGTGGGGCGGAGGCGCCGAACTTCACGGCCAAGCCGGACTTCGCAGCCGAGCGGCTCGTCTGGTACCAGCACTTCGACTTCGACACCTCCAGCCGGGCCCTGGTGAATCTGGCGGGCGGCGTGGAGACGAACACGCTGAACGTGTGCCAGGTCGAGATCGTCGGCACCTGCGACCCGGGCACGCACGAGAAGTGGAGGGCGGCCGGGTACGCGCACCTCTTCACGCCGGAGCTGCCGGACTGGGCGATCCGCGACCTGGCCGCCTTCGCGGAGTGGGCCCACGACAACCACGGGGTGCCCCTCACGAGCGACGTCACGTTCAAGGCGTACCCGGGTAGCTACGGCACCAGCAACGGCGTGCGCATGTCCGCCACCAAGTGGCAGTCCTTCACCGGGCACTGCGGCCATCAGCACGTCCCCGAAAACCTCCACGGCGATCCGGGCCTGCTTCCGATGGCCGCCATCCTCACCGCCGCCACGGGCGGCACGACCCCGTCCCAGGAGGACGACGTGGCCCTGACCGCCGACGACATCGCCAAGGTCGCGGCAGCCGTGTACGCGAAGCTGCTGAAGACCGACGACATGCTCACCGCTCCCGCGGACGCCTCCGACTACGCGACGAACAAGTACTGGACGTGGCAGACCCACATCCAGGACGTCACCACCCGTGTGCGCGACCTCGGCAAGAAGGTCGACGGGCTGCCCAAGGTCGAGCTGACGGACTCGCAGGTCGCCACTCTGGCCGCCGCGGTCGCCGCGAACCCGGCGCTCGCCGAGCGGATCGCGGAACTGGTCGCCAGCAAGCTCGCCGCACGGCTCGCCCAGTGAGCCACGGCGACGCCCTCAACGCCGCCTACCGGGAACGCGCGCACCTGGTAGCGCACCTCGCTGCTTCGTTCCCGTCAACGATCGGCCACCACGACCGGGACGAGCCTGACTGGGCGGTCGTCACCATCGACCTCCCGACCGGCCAGGTCTCCTGGCACGTCTCCCCGCACGACATGGACCTCTTCGAGCAGACGCCTCGCTCCGAGATCAACACCTGGGACGGGCACAGCACGGAAGAGAAGTACGCGCGTCTGGACGCGCACACCCGCGCACTCGCGCAGAAGGAAGGCTGACCATGCACCCCACCGATGCACAGCTGTGGGCCGCGGCCCTCGGCTACCTGCTGCCGCTCGCCATCGCGATCGTTGCGCAGCCCCGCTGGACCGGAGCGGTAAAGGGCCTCCTCATGCTCGCCGTCGCCGTCCTCGACGGTGTCGGCACCGCCTACTTCAACGGCGAGTTCAGCGGCAAGTCCATCGTCACCTGCATGCTCGTCGCAGCAGTCGCCATCGGCGCCGCATACCACCTGCTGTGGAGGCCGTCCGGGATCGCGCCTGGCATCGAGCGGGCCACCTCGACTGGCGGAACCGCGCCGGCGAGTACCCCTCAGGGCGTGTAGGTGCCGCGCCGTATCGTCCGGCGGCTGGGCAGGCTGCTCGGCCGCCGCGGCGCGATCCTCCTCAGCTACGGGACGGTCTGGGCCTTGTACGGATACGGCCAGCTCATCTCCCCGCAGCCCGACCAACGCGGCCTCGAACCACTCCTACACACGGTGCCCCTCGAAGTGTGGGCCTGGCTGTGGGTGGCGACAGGCTTAGTCGCCATCGCCTCGGCATGGCTACCGCAGGGCCGCGACTGGGTCGGCTTCCTCGCACTCCCCGCCATCGTCCTTCCCTGGATGGGCTCCTACCTCATCTCATGGATCCTGGGCGACTTCCCCAGGGGGTGGATAGCGGCCCTGGTCTGGGGAGTGATCGCCGTGCCGGTGAGTGTGGTTGCCGGATGGCAGGAGCCTCCCCGGGTGAAGAGAGTGAGCTCGGTATGACGGTGGACACCTGGGTACAGGCCGGGCTGGCACTGGTCGGCGCGGGCGGCGGGATCGTCGCCGCCCGGTCGGCGCGGAGAACGAAGCGCCAAGAGAGCCGGGACGACTTCCTGGCCGTCACCGAGCAGCAGGGCAAGGCGATCGAACGCCTGGAGACCCGCGTTCAACGCCAGGAGAACGAAGCAGAGAAACAGCGACAGAGGATCGGCGACCAGGACGAAGCCATCAGCTGGCTGCTACATCGGGTCCGCTCGCTCGTGTCCCACATCAAGAAGGCCGGCATGGAACCGCCGCAGGCTGAGCCGATGTCCGAGCCGGCCGCCCGCTACATCCGCAACATCGACGCGTGAGAACTGGAGTACGGCCGATGGACGAAGACCCGCCGCCGTTCTGGTTGTCGCCGCGCCCGTTCCTCGAACCCGACTGGCCGCCCGACGACGAAGACTGACAACGCCCCCGCCCTGCTGCCAACTGGCAGCGGGCGGGGGCGCCTCGTCGTCTGCTCGGCCGTCGTCCACGTGGCTGCTGGCAGACTGGACAACCTGCCCATTACCTGCCAAGCCCCGAGGAGGGGCAATGCCCTCACTGGACATCACGAAACTCGCTCAAGCATTGCAGCGGCTCCTCGACGAACACTACGGCGGCAACCCGCTGGGAGATGACGTGGAGGATCTCGCAGCGGAACTGATGGGCTACTACGAGGAGGAGGGAGGAACTGTCGCCGAGTGACCCCAGGTGGGCGCCACTTGGGCTGGCGTTCTCAGGAGTGCTAGCGCTCAACGTCGGGTGACTTCGAGCGCGCTCTAACCCTCGATAACCCACACATATCAAGGCTCTGTTGGCGTATGCTAGTTCGACCCAAACGCCCACAAAGGAGCCACAGTTGGCAAGTGAACTCGTACCGGCAACAGAGGTAGAAATCGTCTCCGAAGGCTTAGCGCCAGAGGATCGCGACTACACAATCTCGGACGAGACTGCCGCAGACCTCAAGCGCGCCACGGCCGCCAACACGGATCGCGCCTATGCGCGTTGGTGGCGCATGGCTCTCCACTGGTGCGAGCAGGAGGAACGTACTCCTCTGCCCATGACCGCACAGACCGTTGCCGAGTTCATTGGCTACCTCAAGCGAGCCACGTCGCCGACGACCGGGAAGCCGTACTCTCCCGCCAGCCTGGACCAGGCCCTCGCCGCGATCCGCACCGCGCACTTCCGCGCCGGCTTCGAAGGTCAACCGCAGTCCCGAGCAGCCCGCGACATCATCAAGGTCCACCGGCAAGACCGTGCACGGGAGGGGTGGCGCCCGCGTCGGGCCAAGCCCATCACCCTCGATGTCCTGCGCCTGCTGCTCGCCCAATGCGACAGAGACTCCCTGAGCGGGCGGCGTGACGCAGCCACGCTCATCCTGGGCTACGGACTCATGGGTCGCCGCTCCGAACTGGCCGCCGTCACCATCGACCAGGTGACCGTGACGGACGACTGGGTGACCGTCTTCATCCCGCTCTCGAAGACTGACACCAATGCCCAAGGTGAAGACGTCGACATCCCCCGAGGCGTGGCCCCAGACATCGACGCTGGGGCCATCGTGACCTCGTACCTCGATGGACTGGCGGAGCATGGATGCACCAGCGGCCATTTCCTCCGGCGCATCGACAAGTGGGGAAACGTCGGCTCCAGCATGACGGCGGGCTCAGTGAACGACATCGTGAAGAAGCTCGCCAAGGATGCCAAGCTCACCGACGCCGAACGGACAACGGCCCACGGCCTCCGGGCGGGAGCTCCAACCGACGCGGCCGAGCGCGGAGTGCCCGTCCCGTTCATCGCCGAGCACGGGCGCTGGAGCAAGAACTCCACCCAGGTGCTCACCTACGTCCGCCCCGCAGACCGCCGCCGGAACAACCCGCTCCTGCCCCGCGACAATCGCTCTTGAACGCGCGAACGCCCCCGTAGCCGTCTTGGCTGCGGGGGCGTCGCGCTGTCCGGTTCATCCCCAGGCGGTGTCGCTCATAGCCCCTCCAAGTTTGAGTGCGGCCTGCCAGCGGGGTAGTCCCCACGCCCCGAAGGGTCGCTGCGAACGAGGCAGGCCGCCTGGCCACGGTAGGCGCATCCTGCCCTGCCTGTCAGCCCCTCGCGACGAGCGGATATTTCCAGTCACGGATCTATCCCCGTGGCTTGTTCTGGTGCATCGTTGATCACGCGGGATCGTCTAGCCCCCCGGCGAAGCTCCCGCTCGGGCCCCGCCTGCGCTGCCTCGCGGCGGGGCCCGCCGCTCCTCCCGTCCCTCCCCACGGGAGGTCATGCGGCTGCCTGCGGCCGGCCGTGGCAGGCTGACCCCGTGGACGACCGCTATCACCTCTGCCTGACCCTCGACGGCCAGCCCGCGATGCAGGGCTGGTGGCCGCGGGAGTCGACGGCCCGCCGCCAGTTCTCGGCGTGGGTCGGCGAGCGCGGCAGCATGCCCGGCGTCCGCATCGTCCTCGTCGACGAGGAGACAGGCGAGACGTTGACGACCTGGCCCGACGAGTCGTAGGCGTCTGCCATCCTGGACCGGACTAGGAGGGGTCATGGCTGCCGCCAAGCTCACAGCGTCTGACGCCGTCATGCGCGTCGTCGCCGTCGGCCTCGCGCTCACGGGGATCACGATGTTCGTCTGCGGGATCGCGATGTTCTGGGGCCCGCTCCGACAGGTACTGGCCGCGCCGGTCGTCATGGCGCTGGGCGTAGCGGTGTACGTCGGAGGCCGTGCCGGGTGGTGGATCGTCGAGGAGGACAGGCGAACCCGCCCGTGACCTCACCTCGTTGTCAGTGGCCGCCGTTAAGCTGATCCCGTCAAGCATTCAACGACTAGCTAGTCGGGGATGCTGCTGAAGCCCCGCCCCTGGCGTGATGCACCGGGAGCGGGGCTCGCTGCTGTCTAGGCCGCCTCGGCCGCCGGGTGCCGGACGGCCCGCTTGAGCCCCATCTCGACGTCGTACCGCCCGACCCCGGCCTGCTTGGCGAAGGCGGCGACCGCCTCGTGCACGGCCCGCGCCGTGTCCAGGGTCAGTGCTCCGGCCTGAATCTCAGCCCAGGCGGAACGTTCCAGCTCGATCAGATCGTCGGGGAATTCGATGTCAGCCACCGCAGGATCCTACGACGTGGCGCCCTGCTGGCTTGCCTTGAGGATGGCGACGGCCGAGTCGACTCCGCCAACTTCCTGGATCAGCTCGCCGAGGTCAACGGGTACGACGGCGGCTTCGCGGGTGCCCCTGCTGGTGAGGAAGTAGACGCGCCGGAGTAGCTGCACGGCGTTGTGCAGCTTGCTGATGTTGGCGCGGGCTACCGCGATCGGCTGATCCTCAACAGTCGGGTCCATGGAGACGAGATTACCATCGCGGCTTGATGTACATAACGGCGCGATGTACATTGGAAACATGTCAGAGCAAGGAGCACCGATGAACCACCCGCACCACCTGACCGTCACCGAGATCGACGGCGAGCGCACCATCGACTGGACCCACCCCGCCGACTGTCCGGACGGCGAACGCTGCGACATCGCCCGCCGCACCCACCGCATGCACAGCGAGGAGCTGAGCGAACTCGCCGACGGCCGCAAGCCTGGCCGCTACCTCCTCGGCCGCTTCGGCTTCCACGGCCTGGTCCTCGTCGACGAGAACGGCGTCGTCCTCCCCGACGTGGTGGAGGCCCTGAGCCCAGCAGCGCAGGCCGCCCGCGAGATCGCCGTGCAGATGATCCGGGATCTCGCGGAGGGCATCTGCGAGGACACCGAACGCCTCCAGGAACTCGGCGAGATCATCCGGCGCGCGGAAGTCCTCGACCACTGGGAGGGCGCGGCCAACGACGCCATCACCGCAGTCATCGACGAGAACCTCGGCTCCATGCGCGGCTACACCGGCCCCATCGACCGGCTCCTCGGAGACGCGGCGTGAGCGTCAACCTGGAATTGGCCGCCGCAGCCCGGACGCTACGCGACATCGCGCCCGAACTGCGGGGGCCACTGGCCGGTTTGGCGGACCCATTCGCCGAACTGCTTGAAGAGCGTGCCGCCGTCGCTGCTGGCAACCCGCACGCGTTTGGGGTCGTCATCGACCAGGTTGCGCTCACCGCCGCCCGCCGAATCAACAACAACGGAGGGCCCGCAACGGCCAACCCGAACAGTTGCGGACTGTGCGGCATTGATCAACGCGGCCATGGGAGCCAGTGGCGGTGGCCCGTCGGCTGGCACTCATGGACCTCGCCCACCCAGCAGCAGACCAGAGACCGCATGCTCGCCCGTCGAGCCGAAAGGAAGCCATGACTCACGAAGCCCCTGACCCGGAGCCGGAGTACGGCGACGATGAACCCGGATGCCGGGCAGGCCAGTACTCCTCCGTCCCTGACAGCTACAACGGCCGTGCTCTGTGCGGCTGCCTCGACTGCATCGAGTACGTCGCCGACAGGGAAAGCGAGGACCAGGCATGAACAGCCAGCCTGACCTCGAAGCCTTGTACGTCGCACCGTCCGCCGACATCGGGCCTACTAGTCCGCGTGACGAACTGCTTGCCGCCGCCCGGGTCTTGCAGAAGCGCGACGGATGGCTCTCCAGCGAACTGTGCACGTTGCTCGTCGACGTCGCGACCATGCACGGCCCCGACGAGGAGGGATACTGCTTCCGTGACCAAGACCGGTGGCCATGCTCCGACGTCCAAGCGGCGCAGAAGGTCGCCTTCGCCGTCGGCTACCAGATCCCAGGGGGCGCGCCGTGACGAACAAGTGCGAGGACGAGGTGACGTGCACGGACTACGACCCGTGTCCCACCTGCCTGGCTGAAGCCCGAGCCGCCGGACTGTTCCCGGTTGCCGAGCTGGCTGAACAAGCGGCAACCCAAGGATCCTCCGGACCGCCATGCGGCAACAATCCGAACTACCGCCTCAGCCCCGGAGACCGGGAAGCCGTCGACGAGTTCAAGGCGTACCTGCAACGTCGTCGGGCTGGCGGACCACCGGAACGGTAACCAGTAGCAGCCTGCGCACGAACGACGCCCCGCCTGGAGAAAGCAGGCGGGGCGTCGCCGTGCCAGCCTAGCGTCACGCCGCTTTCACGATGTCCTCGCGCAGCCGTTCCGCCGCGACCGCGACCGTCCACTCGGCGACGAGCACCTCGTACCGGTCCCTCGACGGCCCGTACAGCCAGCCGCCCGCGCGCACGACCAGGGCGCGGATCTCCTCGTTCACCACGGCAGCAGGCCGCACGGGGCCCGGGGGCGGGGGAGTGGGAGGCATGGATCAAAGCCTAGCCCTCCGGTCGGACAGTGGTCAGCCCTCGATCGGAGGCGGCTCGCTGATGTAGGTGCCCTTACTGGGCAGCGTCACGGCCAGCCCCCGGTCCCGCAGCTCCTCGACGACCCGTCGCGCGGTCCCGCGGGCGATGCCGTACTGCTCCGCCAGATCCTGCTCGCCGGCCAGGCGGGCGCCGACAGGTAGGCGGCCGGAGCGGATGTCTCGCTCGATCGCGTCGGCGACCTGCACGTACACGTACACCGGCAGGTTCGGATCGACGACAGGTTCTTGATCACCCATGCCTCAATCCTGGGGCGGCCTGATCCCCCATACGCAGGCAGAGAGCCCCGTGGTGCTCCATGCGGCGGTATAGAGCGGTATGGAGCGGTAGCCTGCAATTGCAAGAGCCTCCGAGACCGCGGCCCAGCAGTCCCGGAGGCAGCCGACGAACGGAGCGTCGACATGAAGCAGCCTACGGACCAGCCAGCCACAGACCAGACCCTCGCCAGCCTCATCGACGAGGCGATCGGCGCCCGGCAGATGCTGCCGCGGCGGGAGCGCTGCGAGGAACTCGACCGGGCTTTACGGGATCGCGTCGCCCAGCTGCTGCCCTCGGTTGAGGAGCGGGCCGGCGCGGCCGTGGAGCGGACCCGGGAGTGGTACCGGCTGCGGGCCATCGTCGACGACTCCCGCGAGATCCTGAATGCCGGTCTCGGCCACGGTCTGCTGTCCGCGGCGATACAGGTCGGCCGGCTCGCCGAGCAGTGCCAGGCGCTGGCGGCGGAGGCTTCCTGACTCCCGGGTCAGGTTGCTGTGGAGGTTCTGTGCGCCGCCTATGGGTGTGGGTGTCATGGACTGCCGGGGTATGTGCAGGCCACGGCTTCCACCGAAGGTGAATGCCAGGTTGCGAATGTGTGGGCAGCGTGAAGAGATGTGCTGTGCATGCTCTTCCGTAACCGATTACGGTGCGCTTGAATCTTGTTCAGCTTGTGGCACGAAACAGCGGTTGAGGCAGGTCAGCCGTGGAGGAGGTCGGCGATGCGCACACCTAAGACGCGGGCGATCCGCAGCAGCGTGTTGAGGGACGGGTTAGCGACACCGCTCTCGATCTGCTGGTAGTAGGCCCGGTTGAGCGGAATCGCTAGGAACACCTTCTCCTGGGTGAGGTTGGCGTCCATGCGGGCGTTGCGGATGGACCTGCCGATGCGTTGCCGTTCCTCGCGGAGGGCGTCGTCGTCTGGCGGGTCGGATGTCACTCGACAAACGCTCAACCCAAGACGATCATGAGTCAGCCTGGCGGCAGCAGGCTTTCTGTGATCTTGATCGCCCAGCCCTGCGCTATGGCAGATGACGCAGGGCTACAGGTAGTGTCCCTAAATCGAATACATGTTCGCCCGATCGGGTGAACACCCCCTCCCACCTGCATTCGGTTGAACAGGTCGGGCAGTAGCGAACCACCCCCCACCTCAACATCCGCACCGCCAACGGGAGCCGGCATGGAACGACAGCAGATCCTCGACCTCTACGAATGGGCGCCCGGGAGCTGCTTCCGACATCCCTCCAAAGGCGAGGTGGCGACGGCCCACGTGAAGACCGTGCACCCGCGCTCCAACCACGACGAGGAACTGCGGGCCTGCAAGGAGTGCATCCTCCAGATGGAGCAGGAGCGCTGGGCGGCGGCAAGCAGCGAGGGCGTCGAGTACACGCCGGGCCGGGTCGGTGAACCCCTGCCTTAGCTGCACTCCAGAGGCCTGATCAGCCCCTCATTCGTGGGGAGAATCTGGGGAGTGAGGGCGTCCGGGGAGCGCCCGGGGGGCGTCAGTTCTTAAACTGAAAGGCACCCCCGGGCACTCGCGGGAACTCAAAGGAACTCCAGGTCAGAGGAGTCCCAGAGCCGAAAGCCCAGGCCGCGAGGCGACCGGGCGACAGAACCCGGCGTACAGCCCGACTCGTCTGCCGCTTAACCCACTGACCAGCAACAACCCGTCACTTCTCATGATCCAAAGGGGTCCCGGGGAGAATCTGGGGAGAATCAGCAGCGGGAGAGATCGCGGGGAGTTCCTGGGGGGAAGCACCACCCCCGGCCTGGCCCATCCACGAGCCCAGCGCAGCCAGCGCCCGCTTCCCGGACTTCGGCATGAAGTGCACGTAAGTCCTCAGCGTGAACGCCGGATCCGAGTGACCGAGCCACGCAGCCAGCTGAGTGATTGTCTCACCCGCGGCCAGCACCACGCTAGCGAACGTATGCCGCAGAACGTGGAAGCCGTCTTCCCGCGGCATCCTCCAGCTCACCCGCCGCCACGGCTTCTTGCCCGCGCCCTGGACGTACTCGACCTCTGGTTCAGGGATGACGCCGGCTCGGGCCAGGGCGGGCTTCCACTGCTTGTCGTCGAACGTGACCCGGTTGACCGCCCCGCCGCTCACACCGTTCGTTCTCGGAGTGGTCACAAGGAGACGTACTGTCCGCAAGGGCCGCTTCTCCCACTCAAGGCTGGGGCGGTCCGGGTCGACCCACGGCAGCGTCACCTCGACGGTCGGGAAGACGTTGGCATACTCCTTGACGGCCCGCGCCAACTCCGGCGGACAGGGCGCCGTCCGGAGCTTGTTTCCCTTCGGCGGGGCGAACCCGAGACGGCTGTTGATCCTCACGATCTGCCGCGTCACATTGATCTCGTCCCCGGCGATGTCGTCCGGTGAGAAGCCGAGGCACTCCCCCTGCCGCATGCCCGAGCCGGTAGAGAGGTCCACGAGAATCGCGTAGCGGGCGTCCAACTCGGCCCGGACCGCGGC